ACCTAATGCTCTTTCAAAATTTGCTATTGCGTTAAATCCCATTACGAACAATATTATTGGTAGAAACAGCTTGTGCTAGGACAGTTAATTCAAGTTGTTTATCCTTGGCATATTTTAACAGTGCTGATGTATCTTTAGGAAAGCAATACCCACTAAATCCAAAAGTACCATCTGCGCCAGGTACATCAAAATGACTGGTTCCCATGCGTGGGTCTAGTTGTATAGATTCTTTAATAGAATTATAATCCAACCCCGTCTTTTCTGCTAATTGTTGTATTTCATTCATAAACACTACTTTAGTAGCTAGAAAACAATTTTCAATATATTTTACTAAACTTGCTTCACCTATGGGCAAATATTTAAATTGAGTTACTTTCTTTTGTGCTAGTACAATAATAGCGGCTGCCCGTACAGATACATCACTATCGCCCCCAATTATAGCTACAGTGCCATCTAGATAGTCTTGATTGGCACTAACAGCACGCAAAAATTCCGGAGCATGGACCAGGTTAGGATATTCAGCTTGTAGTTTAATATATATGTCTGGTGGAGCAGTTACTTTACTAATAATAACACCCGGATAATCTTTGAGTTCTAGCATAACTGACTCTAGGAATGAAGTATCACAACTCCCATCGTCGGATACAGGGCTAGACACACATATAAACACAGCATCACATTTGTATATTTCACTGTATGTACTATTGTATCCTTTAGCAGGATCTATGCAAACTACTCTTGCACCTGCTAGTTCATATGCGACTCTAACGGCGTTACCAACAAAGCCAACCCCGACAATTCCGACTTTCATTTACTTCTCCAATATTATTTGATATTTTTTAATATTTCAGTTGCTGAAAAGAAGTTAGTGTGTAAATTATGCGCTTGTTCTTGTACCGCACTAACTGTAAACTTATGTGATAACATATGATCATTTATTGCCTCACATAATTCGTGTTTATGTGTTAAGTAACTATCAAACGATTCGGTCCATTTACTTGGATATTTGAACATTGGGTCATACATTTCATGATAGCTTAGTCTATCCGGAACCATAGGTATAGCACCTACTAACGCACCTTCGTACATACTAATACCAAGTGTTTCTTGTAAGTTTGCACTAAACACTATCTTAGCTTCACCTAACAATGTATGATACTCATCTTTAGTAAGTCGTTCTTCTTGACACACAATCCATTCATATTCAGGCATAGATTGAGCTAGGTCTTTGAAGATTTCTACCTGCTTCTCTGGTGCTAAACGATGCGGAAACAAGATTAGATCACGTTTGGTACGCTTATACGGAGTAAGTGTTTCTGGCATATATTCCATAGGCCAACCACTACGTATAATAGCACCATCAGCAAAGTTTGATTTTACACTGATATCATCACCTAATAGATTGTTAACAAACATTTCAATATGAAAGTCTGTGGCAAAGTAGTTATGGTCAATAGCATAAAAGAAACTTTGTTCAGCATGTCTAACCCAAGCCGCATCACCAATAAGACGTCCTAAGAAGTCCTGTGGATCATAACTACCAGCATGCCATAATGCATGTATAGTTACTTTAATACCCAGTAGTTCAGACATATACCTAAGGTTGATAATTCCAGGGTGCCAAGCATCAGTAAATATAAAGTGATCTCCTGACTTAACCCTGCCTTCTGTGAAGAGTCTTGCCATTCGTTCAACCTGAACAGATTTATAGATATTAGTACCCCCAAAATTGAGGAAAGCACCAGGAGTAGTGGCACTAGGTATATCAGTCGGGCCCGTAATAACATATACTTCATGTCCATGTTCCTCAAGCAACTTAGGTACATGGGTCTTCCACTGACCCGTGTATCTAGTTTCAACTGCTTCTAGATCAACTAGATATACAGTCATTATTGTCCTCGGTTGTTGTTATTACGAACAACACCATTGCGAGCCTGCCATTGCTGACGTTTCTTGCGGCGTTCTTGCCACTCTTTATACTCTACACTGCGGTATAAATCAGCAGGATCGTACTTGATCATACGGAAACGACAGTAGTTTAACCATGCATCTAAGTCGTTGTAGATTTGTCTTACTTCTGGGCTCATACGTAGATACTTCTTAAGCCAAGCTGGTTGTTGTGCCACGATTAAATCTCCTATACAGTGACATTTTGGTAAGGACGAGTACAGTTGTACTCAACATAACACCCATTTTCGCCATCTTCACTTACTTCAATGTGAACATCGCGATTGGGATACTTTGCAGCTATCTGCAGATATAAGTCATCTGCAATCATTTCACAGCTTTTATTATTTAAATCTAAAACGGCGCCACCACGTACATACAGGTTTTCAAGCCATCTTTTGAATTGGATGAACTCGAGTTCTCTGTCATCATGGTACACATCGATTGACACCCTGAAATGAAACATGTGACGATGAGGACTAGCAAGAAACGATACATCATACTCATCTCCAGTATTAAGTTTAGGATCAGTTGAGGCTGCAGGATAGCAGTGAATGCCTTCCTTTTGAAAGGTGACCCATACTTTCTTTTGGCTAGCCTTGATAATTCTATTTATAGTTTCGCGTTCTGATTGAATCAATTTGAGACACCCTGTTCTTCTGACCATAACTCATCGTTGCGGCCAAGTTGTTCTTTAGATAATAAACATTCAGTTAGAATGAAACGTTTGCTCATATAAGGAAGTTTGTCTAGTTCAGAGACCATAGCTATTCTAGTCTGTAGATTAGCTAGACGTTTACTTTCTACCCATTCTCTATATAGTTTAATCATTTGATAATTGCATCCTTTCCATACTGATCCCAATCAGTAAATGTTTCTCTAGTAGTCAATGAATTGAGTGTATGACACCAAACACCTGGATTAGAGTATTCAAAGTCCAAGTCGTCTAGCTTAATTGTAGCATTATATCCAAGCTGTGTCAAGTATGGAATTTTAACACTTACTTGAGGAATAAAACGACGATGTCCAATTACAGGCATTTCTAATACACCCTGTACAACACTAACATCAAAATCTAAAGTACACCAATAGCCCATCTCTAAACAAGCATTAATCATTTGTTCCCAAGGGCGCCATGCATCTGCATCATCTGTAGCTAGTTTAGGAAAACTTTGATTAGCACCAAAGTAAATGTGTTTACAGTAGTGTTCACCTGCTAGTTCTAAAATACTTAAAGTACTTTGCACACCTACTACAAATAGTGTTTGCATGTTGTATGCTGGAGTCTTTTCAATCTCTATGCCTGTAAAGAATGTAATTGCTTCTGCTGTACCTGTGTCGTACTCACGTTTCATAGAGTATCCAATTTTTGTTTAGTATCTTCAATTTGGCGACGAACATGAGCTTTTTCTTGTTTCATTTTACTCAAGCCTACGTCATCCATATAGTTAGTATAACCTTCTTTGATCTTTTTGTCAAGTCCGTGATGGTATTCTACTAGTTCTGCTAAGTGTCCTTCAAGTTTAGATTTATCCAAGCTATTCTCCTAACCCTAGTTCTAAGTTATCTAGACTACCTTCATCTAGGCCACTGTCATCAATATGATGCTCTTCTTCTTCAACATCAAACAAGTTGTTAAACATAGTACTTGCGTTGACAGTTTTCTTACCTGTTGCACCACGAGTACCAATAATCTGTTGCCAAAACTTGCTGTGATCTTCAATGATCTGTTCTGCTGTGCTACGATCCTTGGCAGCAAATATACTGTTAACTACATCTTTAAAGTATACGCGATCAAATGTTTCTTGAACCAGCATGTTTGGCACCAATCCTTGATCATATTGACGATTGGCTTCTTGTACGGCTGTGATATGGCTCCAAACGTTATGCCCCATTTGAATACAGTAACTAAAGCTATCCCATGATGTTTTGCCTTCTTTACCAATCTTATTTAGGTCGCCTGGCGCATACTTACACACATCATTGATCTTAATACGATTACTAATAGGACTGTCTGTGAAGTTAGCAAACTTACCATCTTGTAGGACAGCATCACTGAACTTACGTGTGTCTTTGGCATATTTCTTGTCATCTACGCTAGGTACCATACGGTATACCCATTTCTTACGATCTTCAATTTCAGTTTGAATGTAAATCTGTCCGTTAGCTGAAGCTAGGAATGGACTTGCACAGTCAAATGATATAGTAAATGCTGGGTTGACATGTTTTCTAACAGCACGTTGAATATCAGTTAACAAGCAAGCCCACTCTAGCTTACTTGTACCCAAGAAGTGCATCCAGTCATGTATGCCTTCTTGTAGTAGATTATCATAGCGTAAAGCCACCAGACGTTTTAACACTAGATGAACATCACACATGTTCTGTCCACCCATAGCCCAACCATTAAAATGACGACCTGGATATTGCTTAGGGTCACAGTACTTCTTCATACGATCATACCAATCGTCTGCGTCTGCGTGATTTTCGCCTTGTAAGACGTTTAAGAACTTACAAGCACCTGTGCGATTGTTAATGAACCAATCATTGTTAATGTAAGTGCCTTCTACAGCTTCATCATATGTGCTGATACCTGTGGCTTTTGCACCTGCTGGACTACGAGCTACCCACGCTGGAATATCTAAACACATACCATAATCCATGTATGCATCCATCCAAGTAAGAACTAGCTCACGTTTCTTTTGTGCTTTAGGGCAGTTAGGATTCTTCCAATCACCCTCCCAAACACCTTTACCAATCTGGAAACCACCACTGTCACCCAAGATAAACGATTTAGTACGATCTCTGTTACGCACCATATCTTCTTTTGGACTGTGCTTGTTTATATCTAGTTCAGCATGACCTGCTGAGTATAGACTCCATTGATAGGGAAAGTATGCTTCAGTTGGATTAAGCCAATTAAGTCCTTCAATGCCATGTTCAAAGTCTGCTGGTACGCGAGTTGACTCAACATACAAGTTACCGTTGGCATCAGGGTAGCGTTGTTTGCCTACATAAGTAGCATAGAAGCCACTCAATGCAGGCAAGAATACAGCATAATCTTTTTGCTTACTGGTTAAGTTGTCTTTTTCCACAGTTATTTACTTTGTGCTGGTAAAATATAGTTGTAAGTTGCTAGACCTGAGTTAACAGTGATCTGTGCCGCACCTTCATCTGAAATCTTAACAGTTTTATCACCAGATAAACCTAAGATTGCGCTGAATGCCGCTACTGGCCACGACCAACCTTTACTTAGTGCGCCTGTAACACCTGCTTGGAATACAAAGTTACCTGCGTGGCTTGAATGATCACCAAATGATAATTCTAAGTTACCGTTGTTAGTTTTAGCAGTAAAATTGTTTTCTTCTGCGTTAGCTGACGCCATAAATTTTAAACGTTGGATATTTGCTACAGTTGGTTCAAATTCAACATTCCAGTTTACTGTGCGCATCTTAACTGTTTTTAGTTTGTCATTGACAATCTCTTGACTCATAAAACGATAGTCATTTTTAAAGTCGCCTGCGGCATTTTCAAAATGTAAGCCCACTGGAACTGTTTCGCCATTGCGATCTTGTGTGGTTAATGTGATCTTAGCGTTTTCTTTGTATTCGCTAATACCTAAGATAATGTTAAGTTTATCTAAGTTTGGCATACCAAATGTGCCAATGAATTCTGCTACTGGATTGTTTAATTTACCTTGAACAATCACTGAACGATCTTCTGCTAATGCTTCAATGGTAGTGTCTTTAGCTGTGCCTGTAATTTTGACTAGGCTAATTCCGCCCAAGCCGTAAGTGTTTTTAACGATGTCTAATAGATGGTCTCTCATGTAGTTCTCCTTTGATAATATAGTGTATATGATTTATTTAGATCGTGCAATGGTTTTGATAAATTTATTTTGCTAATACCGCCCCCACTGCTTGGGCTCTTTTTACTGTGGTTAGTTCACCAGGTTTCTTTATTTCCATCCAACTGATCCAAGAGTCAAACATATCGTTAGTTGGGAAATTCTCAGCAACAATAAATTCATATCCTAGACCAGTAATCATATCTGTTAAAAGTCTAGCAGTGGCCCAAGGTGCTTTGTGTTCCTCAACCAATTTTGCTGAAGATACAATTTCTCCATTGGTATAACTAAACACTAGTTTGCCACCTGGACGTAATAATTTAATGATTGATCTAAGATACTGTTCAATGGTATCGATTGGTAGATAATTAAAATAATCCCAACACAGTATTAGACCAAATTGATCATGCGGCAACTCACTGTAGTTTCTATTTTTAATCTCATAGAGTCTTAATCTACGTTGATATGCATCAGGAAACGGTTCAATAATCTTTTCTAAAATGCTGAAATTCTGACCAACGATATACAGGGGATCACAGGCTATCATATAGTCCATGCGTGTTTTTGCATTTGCAAATTCCTGTAATTTTGCTGAGAATTGCCAATGATCATCTGAAATATATCTACAAAGTTGTAGCCCTGGAAAATGCCAATCTCCTGATGCACTGATTTTAGACTGTAATATCTTTTCTATTTCATCAGAGGTTGGCAAAAGAAAACACATGTTTTCTTCAGTGAATTTACTATTATCAACGGTACTAGCCAGTTGAGTAATGTCGTTGTCAACAATATTAATTGAATTTTTTATTCTAGTAATAATATCATTACTGTGAACAATTAAATTTTGATAGTCGCCGACGTGTTGCTGTATCAGTTGATTATAGTCTACAGATTCGTTACGCAATCGCAATGAATCAAATAAGTGTATTTTTTCATTGATTGCACGGTCTAAAGATAGATCAGCGATCAACTCCAACAGATCATTTTTAAATTTTACTAATTCGCTTAAGGTTGACATTATTCAAACGTAAATAGATTATCAAACGTTGTGGCAATCTGTGTGTTTTCGCCAATCTTCCAATTGAGTACACCTAGTAAGTTTTCTACCTTTTGGTCTACAATACCAGCTTCCATTGAATCTTGATCAAATGGTAATTCTTTGAACCACGCTGGAATATGCGACTCGTCTGTTGGATATCCAATACTTGTATAACCTAGAGGATTATCTTTAAGTTTACATACAATAGTCTTCATACCATCAACAATAGCCATTGAATAGTTGTCACTGTGCATACGGCGCAGGTTGTTCCAATTCATTGCTGCACGTACATGCCCTGGCATGTTGGCTTTACCTAGGCGTTCTTCTTCCTTGCTGTACTTGGTCAAGTTGTTAACACGTTTAGGTGTACCTTTTTCCCAAGCTGGACGCTCTGTAAATACCAATTTAAACTCGCGCACTTTGTCAATAATAGCTTCACGGGTAGCGCCAGTTAAGGTATCTAACAAGATTTCACTTAAGAAGTCTTGAATAACCTTAGGAGTATCACTGCGTTTTAAGTCTAGTCCCATGGCTTTTACTTTACCTGGATTACTGTGTGTATCTAGACGCTTGCCTTCCATGTCATAGATCAGTACAGCATAGCGTTTCTTCTTAATAAACAAGCCTTTAAGTGCTACTAGTTCACGCCCACCTTTGATAAGCTCGCCTTGCTTGCGTGGAGTATGGAAAGCACGCTCACAAAATGCTGGAAAACTTTCATTGACTTGATCAGCAATAGTATCATACAAGCCCACAGCGATGTCTTTGTTCCATTCCATACGACCCGCTTCAACGTCTGCTTTGACCGCAGGCCAAGCTGAGAAGTAACATGAGTCAGTATCACCATAGATAATTGCTTCACCTACGTGATCATATTTGCCTGTGATACATTCATTTATGTAGGCATCCATGTGTTTGGCAATGGTACGACCGGTAAGGGTAGTGGATTGTCCAATACGCTTATCAAAGAAGCGACAACCAGGATTAAGAATAGCACCATACAAGCTGTTAAGATTAATTTTCTTAACCAGCTGTCTTTTGTCCCAAAATGCAATATCTTCATTTGTAGTTGATTCCTTTTTCTTAGCCTGCATTTCTTTACGTTCAGCATACCAACGTTCTAGTAGGCCTGGTATAACGCCTTTGCGTTCATTACTAAAAATAGTACCATTGGCACTTAAAATCCAAGGTTTATTACTGTCAAATATAAGTCTCCAACAGTCTGCGGCACTAACTACATCACTGGAGCCATTGGCCCAATCAATGGTAATTTCAGTGCCTGGTTCCATGTTCATTACACTGGTATATTCTAGTGATCCAAACAAACCTTCCCATGCGTCAGCAAATGACGAACCTCCTTGCTGTTTTTCTTTGATGTAGTGTTCTGTCATCACAGGTCTTAACTGTCCAACAATAGTTTCTGGACCCATGTTTAATGCGCGAATCGCACTTGGATATAGACTGTTAATGTCAATAGCGCCAATGTAGTCATGCATACCTGCTTTGGGAGTTGCTACATACGCACCTGCGGCCTGTGTGTCAAACTGTTCATCTCTACTGCGATTGGGCACAATCATACCAAGTTGATGTGCTTCGTTGATAATCGCCTGCTCTGTAACAGCCACAGCACCCATGGTTGTTTGTAACAATACAGTGTTATCATGTGCTAGTTCATTGGCTAGATCTAAGAAACGCAGTTTAGCATCTAGTTTGTGTAACAGTGCGGTATCTTGACGGTTATACTCAATAAATTTAGGAAAGTCTTGATTGTACAGTTGATCTAATGTGCCTTCATACTGTGTTTTGCGTTCATCTAGTTCATATTCAGCGATAGCATCTAGACTGTAGCTGTGACGTTCTTCATAGGTATACTTGCGATACAGTTGCATATAGTCCATATGCACGCGACCGATTAGGTCAAAGGTAATATTGCTAGCACCAAACCGTTCAAACTCACGCTGTTTAGGGTACTGTCCCCATAGGCAGAATCTACGTGTGTCATCTTTGCTCAGCACACGATTGGTACGCTGTACCATGTACGGGATATCAAAGCCCTCTGAGTTCCACCCACTTAAGATGTCTGCATCATCAATTAGATCCAAGAACGTTTTTAATAGGTCCTCTTCACGAGCCATAAGGAAACAGTTGTCGTATTTGGCACAGATCTCTTCAGCAGTTTCCCAGCTCATGCTCTTGGGCGGGATAACCATAGTAACCAGTTTGTCTAACCAGTCCAAGTATACTGATACCGCAGTTATGGGATTAAATGGATCTTCTGGACGACTAAAGCCACGCACAGGATCAAAGTCAACTTCAATGTCAAAGAACGCTGTTTGTAGTTTAGGTGACTTTTGTCCTAGATAATTGTCTTCTAGGCAACGGAATACTGGATTAATATCACTTTCCCAAATACGCTTGCCTGAATTGATCTTCAGTTCTTTGTGGAATTCTTTACCGTTACGTGTGTTGAAACGGCTAACAGGTGTGTCGTAAATAGTGCGAAACTTACCACGGGGATCATCATAGTAAAAAGTATAATTGGCAGGATATTCGCGATATTCCCTCAGGCCATTAACTCTTTCTACAATATAGATACGATCTTTAGCACGATCGAACAGTGCGTCTACATAACTCATATTTTTCCTTTTTGTGCGACTTCTAGCTCACACACACTCTACATGCCCTATATGGGCGTTTAACTATATAATAACTTAATCCAAGTGACTAAGTCAATGGTAAAAATCGTAAGACTTGTGGCCAATAACCCAAAGCTCCCACGGCTAATACTAGTATATATACTGGTTGATATAGAAATTAAAAATAAACTATAGCATAATAGCAACGGAACATCAGGCACCGTGAATGCAAATATCAAACCTATAGTTAAATTCAATAACCAATTTATAGTTTCTAGTATTAGCCTTAGAGGATTACTCTGCCAATCTCGCTTAATAAAATTGACAGTTTCGTGCCAATCTATACGCATTAAAGCGTACGGCCAACAGTTTCAAGAATGTCTTGTAGTGTTTCGTGATCTTGATTAGTTTCACCAAATTTAGCTTTTTGTGCAATCTTAATGGCTTTCTTTAAGATAGCTGGTTTGATTTGTAGTTCTTCTGCAACAGCTTTAACAGTATCATTTAAGCCTGCTGTCAGATCTTCTACTTCTTGTAATACTGCAATACCTTCGTTAACTATTTGAGTTAATTTAGCTTTTTGCTCACTTGAAAACATTTGTGCCATTTAAGATTCCTCTTGCGTTTAAAATTTAAGTATACATTAATTATATATGCATGTCTAGTGGTTAGCTATAAATATTTAACCATGCAAATAGACACAGCTAATTGGGGCGGAAAGCCATTTGATGAGTATGCTCGCTGGGAGCAAAGAGAAATCTTATCATATTCCGACATAGACAATTCACCAAATTTTGAGTTAGTTAATAAAATTGCGGCTAACAAAATTACTACTTGGGCTAATTTAACACTAGAAGATGAAGCCTTGGTACAAAAATTATTAAGAAATCGTGGTATTGATTTGATTTGCTATGATTTAAATCAATTTCCAACTACCTTAGAATCTTTACAATCACATACCACAACACTGCCAACAGAGCAAAAACTAAAAATTAAATATTTTCAAACAATGAAATATGTTAATGAATTAATTAACAGTATTCCATTACAGTTAGTCTGTGTTATTGCTGGCCTTTTGTATTTTCAATTTGATTTGATTGGATATGCGCTGATAGAAGCATACATTGTGTGTAATTGTCTAGTAGTAGTTGGGCACATGGGATGGTCACACAGATACGTAACTCCTAAAAATAAATTAATAAGCATGATACTAAGTTTAATTGGTGTTGTGTTTTGGCACGAAACTACTAAATCTGCTAGACTACACTGGACCTGTAGACATCTATACCATCATAAAGAGTGGCGCAAAGAGGAAGATGATGTACAGGGAAATCTAGCTGAAAATCATTGGTTAGTCTATTTGTTTTTAAATATGAAAATTAATAATAAAAATAATAAACTAGCTGAATCATTTGTCGCCGACCTTAACCCAACTTACTTAAAGTCTTTGGATAAATTTTCTTTGTTCATTGAAAATAATTATACAAAGGTATTTTTAACACTGCACATAATACTATTAGCATTGTTGGGATTAAAATATTACTTCTTTTTTGTATTTTTACAAATTTGGATAAACAAAATATATTCTTTATTCTTTGGTGAAATTGTAGCACACCCAGGGTCTGCTACCAGACAAACAGAAAAAGATCATCCTAAACTATTTTTAATTTGTCCAGAATACGCTTATCATGCTAGCCATCATAGAAAAAATGCATTGATACTTGGACCTAGATTGTTAAAATATATTAATATACAATATTATTTTATCAGATTGTTTTACAATATACAAACAAATAATATTGTCTAATTTACTCTACATTTTCTGAGTATACGAGTGGCAGTTTGAAATTCCAATGCCAAATCATCATATAGATCTTCTGGTGGGCGTTCTGCGTAAGCACGATTTAAGTAGGCCATTTGCCCCATGTCAGCATAGTAATTATCACTGGGCCAGCGACGACGACCCCATTCCATTGCGTTGATTAGTAGACATTCGTCTCCTACTGATTTGAATACTTCCTTGCGAGTGGTAACAGGCAAATTGCTGGCTGACAGTAGTTTAATTCCCACTGGCACTGTGTTGACCAAAGGTTTATCTAGATAATAGGCAAATAAGTGTACTACATAGGCTTCTAATTCGTGTGTCAAATTAACAGTGAGTTCGCATTCTGCTCTGCGAACTAATTCATAGGATTCCTTAACGTAGGTTTCCCAATTGGTCATGTTAATTTTCCTTGTTAACGTGGGTGTCGGCTAAACTGCCCAAAAACTCTTCTGCAAAGCCCTTGCACATTTCGTGTATTTTTTTATTTTTAGTAGCAATTAAAGTAAACTGCTTGTTTTGATATGCTGCACTTTCACCTTGTGTAGGATCAATGAACCCGCAATAGACTCTGCGTATAGGACTGTTATCAACAATCTCTGTACAGCTAGGACCATCACGATCATTCATAAATTCACTGCAAGGACTTAGCGTAGTAAGTAAGATACTGCCCTTTGGAATATCACCGTAGGTTGCTTGATATTTCTGCATGGCCGCTGGTTCAGCATGTAAACGATCGCCTTCACCTGCAGGAATGTTAATGGCCCATATAAAACGATTGCGTGGATCTAGGATACCTGCAGCTACCCAACCATAGTATTCAGGTTTGACTTTTTGTGCAAATACTAGTTCTTTACAAAGTTTGTAAAGATAGTGGTCTAGGTTTTTGGGCGGCCCAAATTCAGCAAGAAACATTGTTAGCAGTTCCAGCGACGACGTGCTTTACAAATTGCCTTATCTGGAGTTTTAGCACAGCTGATATTGTGCATTTTCATTTGACCTTTACTACGTGAGCAGTAGCTCTTACGACGCTTGCTGGCCTTGCTACCTTTCTTTAGTTTACTAGGTTTAGTAGTAACGGCTGTTTTTAATTTACTGCCAGGGTGTTCACGGCGGTATGCACTAACAGCTTTCTTACTCATACCATCTGTTTTGTCTTTCTTGTTGACCTTTTGCCAATCTTCGTTCACTGGCTCTTGTGTAACAGCAAATACATATAGCTCGTCATCTGACAAGGATTCTAAATCTTCCCAGATCACTTCACTATCAACTTGATTGCGTAGTGCAAGATTGTCAATGATAGACTCAATAAGATTAAACTCTTCTTCTAGTTCTAGGCTTTCATTTGGTACACAGTTATTAACACGAACGCCACCTTTGATCTTGGTACCTTCTTTGTGTTTGCCCTTCCAGCATTTAGCGTCTAAACGTTGTTTAACTTCTGTTAAAAATTCAATGGCTCTCATTTTTTATGCCCTCTACGCATATTTAGTTGCCAACGAGCTAGCTGTCCTTTACGGCCTTTGCTGTGGCTGGCTCGTTCTAATTCAGACATAGTAGCATGTTTTGGAATGCCATAGCGTTGACTATCACCTGGGCGACCCGGACCCTTGCCATCTGCAAAGTTTTCATCTAAGTCCTTGCTAGGTGCTGAATTAGGTAAAATAATAGGTTTCATACGTAGGTATTGTGGAAATTTGCTGTTAAACTCACGCATGATAATACCAGCTTGATCGTGTGCTTGATTTTCTTCTGGGCTACCTGTGTGCCAGCTACCACCACTTAGTTGATGTTCTGTACGTTGTTTGAAATGGCACATTTCGTGTGCTAGTGTACGTAGAATATCATTGGGGTTGCGATTATTAATGGCTACATATACATGATCGTCTTCGTTAGTAAAGCGACCAAAGGTAGGAACATTAGATTTTTCTATGTTTTTTTCTAAAGTAATTTTAGGAATACCAGGAAGTTTTAAATGACGCACAGCCAACGGCAGGAAGTCACGTAGTGCATCAATTAGGGTTAGATTGTTTACTTCCATTTCTTCAAACAAATCAATTATATTCATTATTGTAATCCTGCTAGTCTGCGTAGTTCTTTAATACTTTCGTTTGTTTGTTGTGCCATATCCTGTGAAATCTGCTCACGCTCACGACGCATACGTTCACGCTCATCAGCATCATCTGCGTAAGTAGTAGTTGGTGACGGAGTTGATTCATCGTCTGGGTTAATACCGTTAGCACGCAATTGACGTTTAAGTAAAATTCTAATGTAGGCTAACTGTTGATCGCTTAGAGTAAGATTACGGCCAGCATCCTCACGCGATAGATTTCTTAACATATTGATAAGATGCATATCTGCACTATAACTTAGATCATTAGCAATGTAATCTTTCCAGTGCTGTGGTAGTGTATCAAACACTGGATTTCTGGTAGTATCATCGTTTTCTACAGCAGCATTATTGCTACGACGGCGTAGTTCAGTCTCAATAGCTGTTTTAACAAATGCTACTTGATTACTATATAGTCCACTACCGATACCTCTACCTGCCGCAAGATGATCTAGAGCCTGACGTAGTTCTAAATCGTGATGCTCACCTACACGCTCTAGCCAAGATCTAGTACCTTCTGGTAAACTATCAAACACTTCTCTGCTGGTAGTAGACATGCCCGCATGTGGAGGATTATCATCAGTTAAAGTTGCTGTATAGTTTCTAGGATCAACATTATTAACACTACCGTATATATGTAGTGCTTCGGCCTGTGTTCTTGCGTTTGTTGTACCTACATATCTACCCAATCCATCTCTAATAGACCATTCTTGTTCTTCACCAGTTTCACCAGCATCTTGTCTACGGCGTAGTTCATCATCAATAACTCTAATCACAGCATCGCGTTGCGCTTGTGATTCTAAACTAGGATTATGTTCACCTTGTTCAATTTGGCGTCTAAAGTCAGCAATAACTTCTGTGCGTCTATTAGGTAATGTATCAACCCAGTTACGCCATTGTTGTGGAATAGCATGTAACGCACCACTATCCTGCGTAGTAGCAATGGCTTCTAAATCATTAGCATCAACATTTAATCCATGTTCTCTTGCAAACAATTCTACTGCTTTAACTTTGGCTTGACGTGGGCTATCAGCATCAACATATACTGAACTACCACTTGCAGAATTAACCTTCCAGCGTGTTTCATTATTGTCGACAACACCACCATTATCTGCTGTACCGCTTTGTCTACGACGTAGTTCTTTGTCAATTTGTTGGATAATCCAAACATTAGCCGCTTGATCTAAACCATCCCTGCCGTCTTTAATTCTCGCTCTAACTTCGTTTGCTATTGCTAATGTAACATGTGGTAGGGTATCTTCAACCCAACCTTTCCATCCTTCGGGTACTGAGTCTGGGATTTGTGTACTAGATTCTTTACGGAATTCTATTAGTTCATTAATATAGTCTAATAGATATTGTGTACTCTCATCATCTAGGTAACTAAAATTTCCGGCTTTAAGTTCTTGTTCAATTCTGAACAGTTCATTTGCGTCTACTATTGGTGCTTTATCTTTGATCCAATTGATCCAACCACCAGTCAATGATTCTGGTGCTGGTTTAGTTGGTGCTGGACCTGGAGGAGTACGTTCAAACGGCACGGCCTTAAGTTTGCTAATACTGTCCTCACGCTTCATGCCTAATTGCTTACCACCTTTGATGATAGCATCTGTAGTACTTTGAGCAAAGACCATTTGCTTGCCGCCAGTACCGTCTTTGTTCATAACCCAGTACTGTTGTTCTTCACCTTTCTTCTCTTTACGAGCTACCTGTGCTTGACGTACATTGCTGACTAATTCATCTTTCTTAATTTCGCCTAGAGCATAGCGACTGAATAGAGATACTGAATTGTTAGGATCCGTCCAATCACCTTCATTTGGACTTACTAATTTGTATAACTTCTTAGCGTATTCTTGTTTGTAAGCATTATCATCTGTAGCAATGCGTAGAGCCTGTGCTAGACGAAGAGCAGTGCTGATTAATTTAGGTATGTCTTCGTTTAGATAATCGCCACCAGGACCACGGAATTCTACATACTTGTCTTTGGTGTTAATACTTGTATACTTTTGTGTAACGCCACTGTGGATTAGTTTACTAGCAGCCGCACCAAGATGTTCTTTCATCTTGTTTAATAAGGCTGTGGCATTTTCTGGATTCTGTTCAATCTTTTCTTTAACAATCTTCATTGCACTTTTACAGAAACTATTGTATTGACGACCAAACTCTTTAAGTACGTGTTCGTCACCTAGGAACAATGCTAGTTTAACATAGTCTAGATTCTCAATAGTCATTCCAGGAACACTGATGTTCATGTGTAGGCCAGTTGACTTGTTAGTGTAACAACCAGCTGCCTTAGCCCATTGTTTAACTCGCTTGATCATTTCAATGCCGTCTTTAAGTGGCATTGCTGGGCTAATAAACTCCAAGCCTGCATCACCACTATCAGCATCAATTGAGCCATCTGGTTCAATAATGAAATAACCTTTTGCTTGTTGGTCACTGCGGCTAGCAGCATGGTAGTTGCTGTAACCACGTGCTTCGTAACCTGTAGCACCGTAGAAATCATCTGCTACTTGATCTACGTCAGCACTACCTTCGTCGCTGTAGTTAGCATCATACATGTGTGGCCAATCTAAGTTCCAATGGCGATGTGCATCCTGCATGTCATCAACGCCAATTGACTCTAGCCAATCTGTTTGGCTAGCATAGTTGTCACGGTACTCTTCTCGTAGTTCTTCTTCAGCAGCTTCACGTGCGTTATCGTATGCGCGGCTATCTGCTTCTTCTATTTGTTCATCTATCCAACGATCCATCCATGCTAATGTTAATGCACGAACACGCTCTTCTATAGCGGCATCATCGTCTGGTAATAGTTTGCCTAGTTCTTCTTTAGCATCTGCGACAAATTCATCGTAATGATCATTGCTGGCATCACGAGCATCATCTTGTAAATACTCACGAGTTTTCTCAATAACATCAGTAGTATTTTCGTCTACGTAGTTTTGTGCAGCTTCGTACTGCCATTCTAGGTATTCATCGTATAACTGACTGCGTAGGCGATCAGCATCACTGCGACTCATGTTACTAAATTCGCCCATACGGAAGAAGTTAATAATTTCGTCAATGTCGTAGGCACTTTCGTTAGCGTCCCAGTCGTATTCCCATTCAGGTTCGTCATCGCCTGATGATGCATTAGGTACGCACATTTCAAATTCAATGCCCATAAGCATGCCTTCTGCTTCTGGACTATTGGCAAATTTTTCAAGGCTGGTTGGACTCATTGATACTTCATCAATGATCTCTGCTTCTCGTAGGGCTTTTTTAATTTGACTGTAACGCATGATTAACTTTTAACAAATTCCTGTCTTTATGTATTTATCTTACCACTCAGATCCAGTTATTCTACGATTGTGTTCTAGGATCGTAGCAATCTCTGGGCGTAGATCTCTACTGTCTACTTTCCTAGCACGACCCCAATTTCTAAAGTCATCTGCGGAGTGATGATGCACTGTAGCACCCTCACTGATTTTAGTTTTGATTTGATCTTTACGTTTAATCCCAGCTTCACTAAAGTCAGCCCAACCATAGTAAAATATCACCAGATCATTAAATGATTTTTCGTGTCCATTCCAATGACGCCCACCTGTATAGGTTACAGGATAGTTGTGTATGCTACGACTCATGCGACTCATTATTGGTCCATGTCTAGGAGCACCAGTATTAGCAAAGTCATCATAGCCCCAATAGCGTTGTTGGTGTAGGGGATGTCTGTGATCTAATAGCGTTTGTCCTTGTTCAGGATTTTCCATGTCAACAAACACATAGTTGCCAATAAAATACTGTGTTGGGTCAGGTAAGTCACGCAAATGGTCAGTGTTACCATATAAGAACTCTGTGACATTTAATGCCATGCGCCAACCACCTAGAACCTTTTCTATGTTCATTACTTCTTGATCAATAGGTCCACTGTCAAAAAATTTATTACGAGTGTAACGTAATTCCCAATTAGGGCATATCTCTCTGATGATTTCCATACTGCGATCAGTGCTATGATAGTCAATCATAATACCATGATCAAAGATACGTTTATGATGTTCTAGCCACCAGGGTAATAGATGTTCTTCGTTATAGAAATGGCAAATTACTGTTTTCATTGTTTTTACTTTCTAAATAGTTGCTCACTTTTGGCATCCCTCCAGGCCAGCAGCCGGCCACACCTAACAGTCCTAAGGCAGGGTGTTCTTTACTTCTTAATTATTTCCGCTGAACTAATATCAACAGGGCCTTCAATCCAATATTCGTCTATTTCTTCCGGCTCGTATTCCCACGCATTTGGATCGTACTCACTGTGTGTCATCCCCATTGTTTTTAGATATGTTCTATTACCAGCAATGGGATATATGTTATTAGACAGTTTGCTCGCGTCAATTCTAATTAATGTATCACCAGTCCATCTGCCAATATGTGCTTCATCTGTAAAACTATTGCCTGGAACTAACCTATCAACAGCATCAATATAGTGAGCATACTTACGTTTAACCGGCAGCTTGCCTGCATCAATATACTTCTGGAATTGTTGACCGTTCACCCATTTATATAGATAACGCGGTATATGGGAGTCTTCTTTTAAGAATTCGTTTGCTCTCATGATAAGATCACAGTAAAACAATAGCCCATGACCAAGCAACAAGTCCAACTACTATGGTCAGGGGTAAGTTTTCAAATGTAAAATATTCTCTCATAGATATCCTACCCACGCAGGACCTTTGTATCCTTGTGGGTTTGCTTTGAAGTGCTGTATAGTTCTATGCCAGCCTTCTATTAGGTAGTATTGATGACGACCTTTCATTAACACAATAGGCTCTGGACTAATGCCACGTTGTTGTATCATTGCGGCCTGTTGAGCATGACGTTCGTCGTCTTTTGGTACATTATAAGGATTTTGAATAGTATCTGTACCTACCCCACGTGCTATTAATTGTTTTCTGGTTTCTGGATGAAACATCTTAAACGTAATAGGCATGTCATTAATCAACTCCCAACGTTTAACTTTGTAGTCTTTCTTAATGCCAGCGATCCAATCTTCTAACTCTGCAGAATCAGTTATACCTTTGGCATTTTTATACAGTAGATCATTTACCACATACGGTGGCCATGTAGGAAACTGTTGCTGTAGATAATCCTGCAACTTGTTTCTTAGTTCGTTAATAACTTGTTCATCTAAGCTCAATTCCTGATCAAACTTTTGATTTTTGGCTTTGTATAGTTTATCCATGTAACCTTTGTTACGCAGGATTTTAAATGCTAGATTTTCTGTACTAAACTCACCGTTAGCATCTAAACCAGCTTGACGCATTGTTTTAATTTTGTCTTTTAGTCTGTCTAGGTCTTCTACACTACCTGATTTAACTGCGCGATTGACCTGGGTCATTAGGTCACGGGCTTTGGCATTAACAGCACGGTCATCTATAGTAGGCTCTTCGTGTTTAGGCACACTTACCCATTTATCATCTAAGATATCGTATGTGCCTGAGCTGACGTTTTTAGCATCAACGTCTTCTACATAAAGTTCTACTTCATAGCCTTTGATAGTAATGTCATGTTCGTCGTTCCATATCTTTTTCTTGGCCATGTAAAACTGTTCTGTGATATCACAGCCTAGATCAGCATAGTTGGTAACTAGGTGTAGATCAAAGTCACTGTAGGGAGTATAGTTATAGTTAGCTAGACTACCACGTAATAAGATACCTGATAGTTTAAAGTCGGGTACTTCTAAGTATTCAATAAAACGATGTGCTATTTCTAATAGCCTATAGCGCACGTCAATACGAAGTTTATAACCTTTGCCAAATACATCATCCCATACTTCTGGATTTAATTCTTCATGGTAAGCAATGTTACCTTTGACTAGATCTTTTGCTCTCATATATGATCCATGTTTACAAACTGACGGAACCAAGCACCTGTACCTGGAAGTGGTGCAGATTCTGGTAATACTAACTGATCTTTAGCAAATGATTCGCGTGCATCTGCTGTTAGTTGGTCGTAGTCTTGACGACCTTTGATTTTTTTAATAATACTTTCAACGCTGGCTAAGTCTGCTGGAACTCCGTCTACTAGGCGTGCAGCAATTTCTTTAGGATCTTGTGTAATAACTTCATTGGTAGCACGATCAACTAGGCCGTATTTTTGACTCCATTTTAGTCCCTGAGCTTTAGCAATACTGCTGAGTAAAATATGGCGATGTAGTCCTTTGTATGGGCTACCTTCTGGGCTACCAGTTAGACTAAATTTCTGCCAACTAGGCTCGCCAAACATAAAATCAGTTTGTACATAACCGTTAGCTGCATCACCTAGGATAGGTGTCTTTAAATGCACACTATCGCCTGTTTTTCTGATGTCTTTTGGGTCAATTCCCTTCTTAATCAGCTGATTTATTAACGTTTCTTTTGAGATTTTACTAACATCTACACCTAGGTCTAGATCACCTGAAGTTTCTTTGTAACCTGTACTGCCTAGCATATTGTCTACTAGATTCAGTCCAGTTAGCTTCTCTAACCATTGTACTGTTGGAACCACATTGTTGCGAGTGATACGAATAGTTGCGGGTTGACCCTTTTCGTCTTTAAAAACATTACCGCCTTCATATAAATTAATAGCCATATGCGTGTGCTAGTCCTTTTGCTACTACGTCTAAACTGTCTTCATCTGCTTGATACTTAATGCCAATACCACCACGGGCACGCCAAGCAACAATGTTAGTGCCGCGATCATCAATTAAGATATTTGGGCTACCATCTGGGTTTACTGCATGACGTTCTTTTTGCCCTGTGATAACAACGTCACTGGGTTGTGGGCTTAGATGTTTAGCGATCCATACACGTTTCCATTTACTGCTATTCTCGTGATCCCCACGTAAAGGACTTGAACAGATGTTATAGTGTGGTACGTAACTCAATACTAGTTGTATTAAGTTTGGCGCTGTGCTAAACATAGGCAAGCGAGCAAAGAAATCAGTGCCAATCATTTTGTCTAGGGTAGGATCAGCTTTAGCTGGTGGTATATCTCTGTAGCTACCGCTAGTAACCCCAGCTAGTTTTGCATATTCTGCAAAAAAGTCTGCAAGGACTCCATCCATGTCTAGGTAAATTTTAGTGTTGTCTGTTGCTCTAATTAGGTCTTTTGCTTGCATGATGTAGTATTTATCGTGATTTAAGATACAAGCATTATACACGAATTTGGTAAAAAAGTCAATAAAAAACCACCCTTGCGAGTGGTTGTTTGTTAAGTTATGTTAAACTTGTAAGGCCGCGTTCCGTGGAATTAACATCTTGTTAATCTTGGTGTTTGCGCCAAAGAATGAGCTAATACTAGCTTCTACTTTTGTAGGATCAAATTCTTTACAGCTAAACACATCAATGTAGATATGCTGTGTGCTGTCAATAAAATGTGCTACAATACTGCTGGTTACAATGATCTGTATAGCAGTGTAGCCTTCTTTATCAGGCATGCCAACACCAGTCATAGTCACAATAGGATCACCTACTGCGGTCATATCAATAGCGGTCAGCAATGATGATAACCAAGACTTGATGTTGTCTGCACTTTGAATTTTATCTAGATCACATCCACTGCAATCAAAGATTCCATGAAAGCCCCAAGGCACCACTGATTGTGGTGCTGGAACCTGTACTTGGACGGTATCTACCATAATTGAAAATCCTTTTAAATTTGATTACTGTGGTAAGTTAAATTTGATACCTGTAGCCGCTTCAATGTTAGCCACTGTAGTTGCATACTTAGGTAAGTCTGCTACTGGTAGTGCTGCGTTTGGCATTAACCATGCTGTAACTTTTTTGCTTTTCTTTTCGTATACAATTTTGTATAAACGTGTAGGAATACCTAAACCGCTACCAATCTTTTGATAACCTTGATCCCAAATACCACCACTGATAACATAGTAGTCTGTGTTTGGTGTTAGAGCCCATTGACGTTCAAATGTTTCTGCTTGTTTCCAAATACCACGGTTGTTGTTAGCTACTTGTGGAACCATATTTGACAAGTTAAAACTTTCACTCATGATAGCATCACTTTGTGTGTTGTTACCTGCTGGAGCCATATGACCACGATCATGTGTTTTACCAACAATAGCATAATCTGCTAGGCTAGCTGAACATGCTGGTGTTACACTTGTGTCTGGGTGGAAATTGTCCTTGCGTTTTGCTGGACCACTAATTGCTGCTGGTGTTAAATGCTCAAATACTGCTTCTGGTGCTTTAACATCGCAACGATGAATAACAGCGTAGTTCATGTGACATAGTTCTTGGTCACCTGGTTTAGCTGTGTATGTTGGTAATGCTACTTCAAACTGACTACAATCTTTAAGGCCAGCAAATGCTGACATTGATGTTGCTAATAATGCTACTGCTACTAATAGTTTTTTCATTGAACTTTCCTTTATTAATAAATTAAAAATACTGCGCCTGGTGCTCCTGTAGAACCAGGACCAACAGCACCACTGCCTATGTTGTCATAGCCTGTACCAGGTACACCGTAGGTATATCCTGTTTGGTATGTACCATAATATGGCCATCCCCAATTCCAGTAACCACCCCAACCCCAACCATAATTATAGTAACCATACCCATAGTAACCATTATTATAGTATGCATTGCCATAATAGCCGTTCCAGTACCCATTATAGTAGCCGTTCCAGCCCCAGCCGCCCCAGCCCCACCACCAGTAGTAGTAAGAATAAACAGCTTGCCCACTGGTACCTGCGGCACCAGTTAAGTTTGTATCGCCACCTGTGGCTGTACCACCACTACCACCAGCATCTGTTCCGCCAGTTTGGCTAGCACCTGCTCCGCCACCGTGTGCAATTATAGTACTATTAAAACTACTGTCCTGTCCTGTGGCACTAGTTCCTGCACCAACTACTGCGGTATAGGTTGCACCTGGGGTAACTGTTAGATACTTTTCTGCATATCCACCTGCGCCACCAGCACCACCTGTTCCTGCTCCGCCTGCACCATATACTCTGGCTTTAACACGAATAATATCCGCTGGACAGATCCAACTATAAGTGCCCTGTGTAGTATATTGTACACTACGTTTGTCGTTAATTACAGTAGTACTTAGTAGTGGATTCCAAGCACCATTATTTTTTATATAAATTTGAGAGATACTTTGCCATTGGCCATTTACTTTTTGCCAAGCATTGGTAATTTGATTCCACGCACCAGTTACTTTATTCCAAAGCTGGAATCTACGTGTCAACACCAATATAGCATACCCACCATATCCAGCATTACCATATGGTGCAGTTGGCGCATAAGTGGTTGTACGGCCACCTGCAAATTCTCCTGATCCTGGCAGTTTAGTATCGCCTAGTTGAAGTCCGCCGCTACCGCCTGGAGCACCTCCCTGGTCATCGCCTGTGGCAGTGCCGCCAAGGCCTCCAAATACACCACCGCCTCCTCCGCCGCCACCAGCTGATCCATAAGCACCTGCTGCGCCTTGTGTGGTTGAATTTAGTTGTGGGAAGTTCTGCGGATTTCTAGTATCCCATAGTTCTGAACTGTCTGGATTTAAAATCTGTGCTGCAATACCTGCTGGGCCACCTTGGTTAGTGATACTTAATGTTATAGTATGATTGCCTGCGGTAACTGCGTGTGTAGTAGTTCCAGTTGTGGTAAAATCGCTATAACTTATTATCAATGTTGAATCTAAAGTTAGACTACCATAGTTGTCTGTTGATAGATTAAATGTATATGTGCCTGATGTAGGGAAATTTACAATAGTAGTATAGACATTAGTAGTAACATCTTGACTACCACCAGTCCAAATAGCATAGCTATTCATAAAACTATTCCAAGCCCAGCTTAGTGATACTGGATACCACCCAGTGGCACTTGCCTGCACTCCGCCAGGTAATCCCGCTCCACCGGCGCCACCATCGTCTCCGTTACCACCACCACCACCGCCACCAGCGGCTACAGCTACAGGTATTCCGTTAACTTCTACTACGGTAGCTCCACCACCACCACCACCTGCGCCCATGTCTGCATCTTCGTCGCCACTACCGCCGCCTGAACCGCCGGCATAGCTAAAACCAATACTACTACCGCCACCTGCGCCTGCACTTTGCCCACTAGCAGCCGCACCCTGTAGGCCAACGCCAATTTCAACAATATCGCCTGGATTGATAGTAACCAGAGATTTAACATATCCACCACCGCCACCAACTCCGCCAGTGCCGTCACCACCACCTGCTCCCCAGCAATGTACTTCTACATTAGCTTGGAATCCTTTGGGCATAGTAAACGCCTTTGGGCCTGGTGTGCTTGATATATAATAATACTGTAATGATGCCATTAGTCTGAGTCCTTAGCTGATTTGGCTAGTTTGGCCGCAAGTTGATGTACTTGTGTACTGTATTCTTCACCTGCTTTATTTCTAAGATGTTTTAAAAATTCAAAATACTTGTGCTTGTGTTCTTTTGGATTATCTAAGGACAATCCTATTAGGTTGCGTGCTGTGATAATGTCACCAAAATCTACATGTTCATTTTCATTGGTGATATAGTTACTTGTGGCTAGGTCTTCCCACATGCCCTGACCTGTGTGATAGGTACTGTTGCTACCACCCGACCATTCACCACCATTTTCGTGCCATTGCCCGTTGCCTGTGTGATAGGTATTGTCCTGGTTAGTCCACTGGTCTTCAGCTACAGGGGTCTTGCTTTTAAGCGGGCGAGGAACTGGGACTATACAATCTTTAAACTCATTGGTTTGAGATTGTTTACGTTTAGTTTCAAAGAAAAATTCTGTAATCAGCATAAGAGTATTTATCATGATTTAACACTTGACAACTTTAGATTTTGAGTGTATAATAGACGTATTATTAACCATTAGGTGAACCCAACAATGACTACATTCAACAAACAGTTAACCAACATTATTTCAGATCCGTTTGACGGGCCATTTGAAGGTGAAGATTTTTGGATTGACGATGATGGTACTATTCAAGTAGCAGAAAACAATGTTCGAGTAGCTGCTATGATCATGCGTAAAGCTAATTCAAGTGGCGTATTTGATCAACGATTAGTTAAGATTGGTGCTCAAGGTGACAGTATTCTACTAGGGTTTGACACTCTAGCTGATGTTGCTCCAGTATACACTGCTAAGATTGGATTTAAAGGTGATATGCTAGCAGAAGTCAAAGCAGACCTAACTGGTAAGTTCTGCTTGTACATCAATGGTAAACGCGGTGCTAAACTGTTTAATAAACTAGCAAGTGTAAAATCAGCAATTAAAAAGCTAGACAAGGAACTGCAATCAGCTGGGCAAGAACCAGAAGACCTAGATGACTAAGTCTTAGGTTGTTGTTTGGCCTGTTGTTGCTGTTGTTGTAGCTGTGTTTGCTTGGCCTGTGTTGATAGATTTTTAAACTGTTGTGCAACCTTTGGGTCAGTGCCAGCAGTTTTCATCACATCCATCATAGGTTTAAGTTTAGTCATATCCTGTTGATTAACCTGTTTACCTTGGCTAACATCATCTAGTGCTTTGGCAATATCTTTTGGCTGTGCTGTGATTCCTGCAGCAGATTTAAGAGTGTTTAATGCAATAGCAGTCTGTGCCGCTGTTTTAGGATCTTGTTCAGCTTGTTGATCTGTAGGTTGATTGGCTGGATTAACAGAACCAGTAGACTGTGGATTAGCCATTGGCACAATGTCTTCTTCTACTTCATCTTTCCAGATTGAATGTTTGAATGGACTTTTGTAGTCTTTGGCTAATTTTTTTGCAATCTCTGCATTTTTCTTTTCGTGAGCAGCACGTTCTTCTGGAGTTTGATCTAAGAAACGTTGCCAACTGTCACGATCCTTTAATTTCTTATCAATTACTTTATGTCCGCTACTTTCTTTAATAGCCTTGGTTACAAAGCCCATTTTATAGTAGTCACGTTCACCTGGTGTTAACTGTGAACGATATCTTTTAGCACAAGCAAGGGCTTCTTCTTTAGTGTCAAATACCTTGTATGGTTTGCTGTTATCACTACCAACGCTACCACCTTTGGCAAACACACCGTATTTTACAGTAGATGTAGCTTCATCTAAGTCTTCACCTGGGAATTTATGTCCACGACCACGAACAACGTATTCGCCAGCGTGTGCGGCTTTTTCAGCTTCACTAGCTTTCCAACTACGTAGATGTTTTAATCTACTGGTCATTTTAGGATCGTTTTTGTATTTTTCTAAAGTTTTGTCCCAGTCACTTTGTTGTTCTGCGTGACGAGCATTGGCCGCATCAGCACCCCAACCTTCATTTTTAGGTTTCTTATGAGCTTTCTTCATTGAAATAGCAATAGCCGCTTGCTGTGCTGGATTGATTGCTTCACTTAGTGCTGAACGCATTTCTGCTTTGGTTTTTTTGTATTTTTTAAGAAATTCTTCGTCAGATAGTTCTTTGAGGTCAATGGCAACGTCTTTAACACGACCTTCTGTGACTTGTTGTTCTTCACTGCCTACTTCGTAATATGTACTACTGTGTCCATTTCTGGCAGCGTTACTTGCGGCTTTGTTTAAGTTGTCAACTAGACTCTTAATGTTCTTAGGTGCCATGTTGATTTTGTAACGACCACGTTCGTGTTCGTATGATTTGCCTGTTTCTAATGTGTAGCCAAAATAGTCTAGCAATTCTGGAATAGTACCTGATGTTGAACGTGTTCTATCTTCGCCACCAAAACTACTGCGGCGCACAATGTTTACAGTATAAACACGATCAGCAACACCTTCTTCTAAGTCGTCGTCATCTTGACCTAAATGTTTGCCAAAATCTTTAGCTAGATCTTTAGTAAATTTTTTAGTATCTTTTACAGGTTTACCTTGAACAGCTTTTTGTCCTGGCTCTAAATCCTGTGATCCCCATGGTTTGTAATCTTCTTGATCTCCATGTTCATTTACGCTAACTTCTTTATAACGTTTACTTGGTTTACCGTGTTTAGTATATTCACGTTCCGGGCGACTGCCTTTGCGACTTGGACGTTTAGGTTCTACACCTAGGTCATCTTCCATAAACTGTGCATAGGCTTCTGCTAGTTCTTCTTCAACGGTTTTGGCCTTAGGACCTTTGCTTAGGTCTTTTAGAATACTTTCGTCATATTCTTCTGCACCACCGCCTACCATTTTGTTACCTGGTGTTGCTGAGTCTGTGCCTTTCCAATAGCCTGTAAACTTAGGGCCTGTAGGCGCCTTTTCGGCACCCTTCATAGACTCTTTGCCTTCTAGTCTAGTAATTGATTCTAAAAGTTTTTTCATGTCCATAATTAGTTACCTTTAAGTGTTGCACGTAAGAACCAAGCGTGTTTAGCAAATGCATCTTGACGATCTGCTAGGAAGTTGCTTAGGCCGTGATGCCCAAGACTTTCAGCTTCAACAAACAACACTTTCATAATTTCTTGCATTTTTTCAGCATCGCCCAATAATTCTGCTACCATAGCCTGTGGATCTAAAACTGCTAGTTCATCATCAACTGCGGTCAATGATGAAAAACGTTCTAGGCTTGCTGGAGTATAGGCTTTGATCTTACGGATATTTTCTGCAAAATCATCCACGGCACCGTAGACTTCGTTGTAGATTGTTTCAAACAACAAATGCAGTTGATAGAACTCTGGACCTTCCACGTTCCAGTGAAAGTTCTGTGCTTTGATAGCAAACGCATATTGGCTAGCAAAAGCAATCTTTAACTGCGTTGAAAACTTATCCATTATTTCTTTTTAGCCTTGCTTTTTTTAGGTTGTTGGTAAGTGCCACCAAACAAGCTACCTACTTGGCTACGTTTAGCCATGCCACCCATAGGAGTAGTAGCAATACCACCGCTTGATGTACCACCGCCACTGGCATCTTCTGATACTTGGTCTACTTTAGGATCAATACCTAATGATTTTTGACTGACAATATAATCACTAACACTAACCATCATACCCTTAACTGCGGCGATTTTTTCTTGGCACCATTCAGGTAGATTGTCATCGTGTTTGATGTGATTGGCCAAGTCTACTAATGAACGCATGATAGTTACAAGGTTGTTTTCTACCATACCTGCTTCATCATTGTATTCTTTGCTGTCAAATTCTTCTTTAATAAATTCTGATGGTTTCATAATAATTTCCTAATATAGTGTATTTATTCTATAATAAAACTTAGTTGAGTCTTCGCACCACCCCAATCTGGTTTAGGCCAATTGTTTACTTTGAAATTACGTAGGCCAAATTGTGCTATAGACCTAGGTTCTAGGATAGGTTCTATTCTAACAGTATGTGATAGGTGTGGGGGAACATCAACTAGTATATTTTCTTCAATTACAGTGTCTATGTTCCAAATCCAAGTACGTTCTGTAATTAGATCATCATTGACATACAAGCGATAACGATTACGTTCATGATCAATCCATCTAGGCTGCAGTACCTGCACTTGTACACTCAGACTAACTTCTGCCATGATTAAACAGGTTTCTTGCCTTTGCCTACATTCTTACCAACTGGAATTTGTCGTGTTGGTGCACCTGGATTTTTGCGGCCTACTAGACCAAATGCTTTCATTTCTTTACCAAGTGTGTTAGGTTTTACATCTACTGTTAGACTGTTATTATATCTACGATCGCCACCTTTAACTACACCCACTCCACCTGCTTCAGCAATATTTTCAGTTAGACCCATACCAGCTCTAACTGCTTGGAATAGTGACTGTGCAAATTTACCTGCACCTGTGGCCTGTGAAAAAGCCTGCATATTATTGGCCATTGCGGCCGCACGTGCTTGACTAGCACTAACGCCTTCTACGCCTTCTGCACCGTCTTCACGTTCGCCACTTGATACAAAATCAATATTAGCAAATTTATAGTAGGTTTTCTTGCCTTCTACACCATTATAACTGGTGAGTAGTTTTTGGAATGCTTCTAGTCTATCACTACCCGCTACAAAGGTAACATGTGTGTATCCATGATCATATAAAAATCCAGCTATTTCTATGATAGTGCGTAACTCAGTTGTGCTAACATGGCCAGCATATTTAGGAAACATCTGTTTAATAAATTTGATTTTAGTATCGTAGTCTAGGGGATTGTCTTTGCGATCTTGTGTGTGACTAAGGAATATGTAATAGTCACCACCTTTACCAGCTTTTTGTGTGGTGGCCATTAGTTGAGCGTGACCAATGGTAGGCGGGTTCATGCGGCCAAAACAAAATGCTGCATGCTTGGGTTGTTTAGTTTCGTATAATTCAGTTAATAACATAGTAAATCCGTAGATGTTACTATATTTATCTTAGAGTTTCTCAAGTAACCAGATGTAAAACGGACTACTAAAATTAAGAATGTAAGTACCATTCCACCCTAGATTAACACAGCTATCTAAATGATCAATAGTTTGATTATTATATTGTTGGGGTTTGTCTAATTTGTATTCAGCAGTCCATAATAGATTGCCAAGGCTAATATCATCAATGGTAATGTCATCTATGTTCAGCAACATATCTTTAATGACTTCACCATTCTCAATTACAGTGTCATCATTGGTCTTGTTTTCTAAACGAATTTTAAGACTATGTGGGCCTTCACCAATTGTATGCTCAAACTTTATAAGGTGTTGAGCAGAATCAGGAATTTCACTCTGTATGACAATGTGATCATCAAGCCAAATAGAAAACTGAGGTCGTTTCTCCCAAAATGTACCACTAAGGGTTACTACGAAACTCAGTTTTTCTTCGGTCATTAGGCTGCTTGTTGTGCTTGTTTTGCAGCTATTTGGTCTGGAGTAATATCAGGCATTGTTGGTTTACCACCAGTTAACACACTTAGATCACCTGCAAACTCATAGTGACCACTGTGGTTTAGTAACACTTTAGCGTGAGCATAGATCTCACCACCTAGTTTAGCCCAACGACGACAGAATGTCCAATCTTCACTTAGATAGTGACCTTTTTCATCAATCTCACAGTCAAAGATAGCATACATGGTTGGCTCGTATTGTTTACCTAGACCCACATCATCCACGTATTTTGTTTCTGGATGTGCAGCACATAGTTTTTCATATACATGACGTTTGAACATCATAAAGCCTGTGCCCATTGTGTCTACTGGGAAAATATCATTTTGAATCATTGTACCAGGTTTAACGTTAATTACATAGCTAATTGGTAGTGCTTTCTTAGGATACAATCCACCAATAACATCTTTATCAGTGGCCAGCATCATAAAGATAGCTTCTGGTTGGAAGCGGATGTCTGCGTCAATGAACATAAAGTGTGTGGCCGCAGTGTTGGTCATCATCTTAGCCATCAAGTTGTTACGAGCACGTGTAACCAATGACTCATTAACCATAGTGTCTAATGACCATTGTAGGTTCATCTTACTTGCCATTAAGATAAAACGTAAGAAACTAGTAAAGCAAGGTTCTGTAATCATACCGCCATATGCTGGGATACCAAAGTGGACATGTACTTTACTAAAGTCAAATTGTCCAGATTGCGCTTGTGATTGTGCATTTGCTGCTGGAACATTAACCTGCATCATTTTAGGTGAGTTAGGTTTGATACGTTTTGATTGTTTGCTCATTGAAAATCTCTCTTTTAAATTGAATTATGCTACTGTTATTTCTACTAACGCACCTGCGCCAGCGAGTTCTGCTACTACTGCCTCTAGACTTGCTACAGTGTCACTGGTTAAGATTTCTGAAGCATCTTCGTCATTCTTTAGCAGTTTACTCACTGTGATTACTACGGTTTCTTCATGTAATTTTGCCACGATTATAATTCCTAAATAATATGCTATTATTTACCAGGGCAAAATTCACGGCTAAAATTATTATGCTACAATGTAGCCGTTTTCGTCAACGGTTTTGTTTTCTAATAGATCAAGTGCAGGCGGAATTACAATAAATTTAACAACATCTTCACTGTAATCAGCGGTAACTACACTACCAGATTCTATGTGCTCAAATAAGATTTTCTTACTTAGCGGTACTTTGATAAGTTCGTTAATCTTACGTGCTAGCGGGCGTGCGCCCATTGCAGGATCAAATCCAACTTCTGTTAAGTGATCTACTAGGGCTTCTGATGAACGAACTTTGATATTCTTTTCTTCTAGTAGGTCATTTAATTCATTTAAGAATTTGACAACAATTTTCTTCATAGCCAATTTATCAAGTTTACCAAACTTAACTACAGCATCAAGTCTGTTACGGAATTCTGGTTTAAAGAACTTCTTAGCCGCTTCGTCATCTGTGCCTTCTTTTTGCAATGATCTACCAAAACCAATAGCATTTTGTTCACCATCTGCAGCACCTAGATTTGAAGTAAGGATAAGGATACAGTGACGTGCATCTGCTTTCTTACCGTTAGATCCTGTAATGTAGCCCTCATCCATGATCTGTAACAATAAGTTACTGATATCTGGGTGTGCTTTTTCAATTTCATCTAACAAGATAATAGCATGTGGGTTACGTTCAATTTCACTGATCAATAAGCCACCACCTAGATTGCCGTCTTCATAGCCAACATAGCCTGGGGGAGCACCAATAAGTTTAGCCATAGCATGCTTCTCTTGATATTCACTCATATCAAAGCGTAAGAGTTTCATGCTCAACGATTCGCTGAGTAGTTTACATAGTTCTGTTTTACCAGTACCAGTTGGTCCTAGGAACAAGAAGTTACCTACAGGCTTGTTGTGTGATTTCATACCAGCTTTGGCAACATAGATCTTTTCTAATACTTGATCTACAGCACTATCTTGGCCGTATAGTTTGTCCTTGATTGTAGCTTCAAGGTTAACTAGACTTTCTGTGGCTTTTTCACTTAACAAATTCTCTTTAGGAATCTTAGTGGCTTTGCTGATAGTATCAACAATGTCTAGTTTAGTAACTACAAAGTCTGGATTTTGAATCTTAAGTTTAGCTGAACTCATGTCAATCAAATCAATGGCCTTGTCTGGCAAACGTTTGTCTGTTTGATAACGTACACTTAGATCCACTGCGGCTTCAATAGCATCATCTGTGATAACCCCGCCGTGGAATTTTTCAAAGTGTGTTCTTAATCCGTACAAGATATCTTTGGCCACAGCTGGCGTAGGTTCATCTACATTTAGTTTGTAGAATCTGCGCATTAGCGCACGATCTTTTTCAAACGATTGAGTATACTCTTCAAACGTAGTTGATGCAATAACTTTAATCTTGCCCTTGGCCAATGCTGGTTTAAGCATATTAGCAAAGTCTACTTGACTAGAGCCACCTGACCCAGCACCTTGCATTTGATGTGCTTCATCAATAAACAAGATTGAGTTGCCTTTTTGACCTAGGGCGTGTAGTACATCTTTGAGTTTTTCTTCAAACTCGCCACGATACTTACTACCAGCTAGTAAACTGCCAATTTCTAAGTTGAATACTGTGTAAGGTTTTAAATATTCTGGTACTTCACCATTGACAATCTTATATGCTAGGCCTTCTGCAATAGCAGTCTTGCCCACACCAGGATCACCAATCATAAGTACATTGGATTTATTACGACGTGCTAGAACCTGTGCAATTTCTTCTAATTCATAAGCACGACCAATTACGGGATCAATCTTACCTTCTACGACCTGTGCGTTTAAGTCTGTGCAGTATTCTGCTAGAATCTTATCAGCAAAGTCTTTCTTAGTACTTTCAACTTTCTTAGCACGATTAAAACGATCGCTGTTTTGTTCTGCAAAAAAGTCAATTAGTTGTTTGCGGTTAATACCCCATTTGAGCATAAAGTATGCTGCATGGCTATTAGGTTCTTGACTAATGCTCAAGAATAAATCAATAGGTTCCATTTGATCACGAGCACTAAACAAGACCTGTGTAAATGCACGATTAAACACACGCTCTAGGCTGTGTGTACGCATTGGGGTTAGATCTGGTTTAATTTCGTTGACTAGATGTGTTTGACGACCAATATAATCATATAAGTCGCGTAGAAGATTTTCTACATCAACACCATAGTCAGTGACTAACTTGTTAAAGTTTTTAGATTCTATTAAGGCAATTAATAGATGTTCTAGTGTAACATATTCATGTTTGTAGTCTTTGGCTAGAACACAGGCAGTGTTAATGATGTGTTCTATCTCAGGATTGTTTTGCATGTCAGCCAAGATTATGTCCTATATAAAAATATTTATTGAATGATGTTAATGTTTCTAAGCATGTTTAATTGTAGTTCAGATAATACTGGAGTCTTAACTACAACGTTAACAATCAAATCCCCACGATGTTGTGTGTTCATTTGATATAAGCCTTGACCTTGTAGGCCAAATTTAGTACCGTATTGACAGCCTTGTGGAATTTTAACTGCGTACTCTTTTCCATCAACGCCTTGGACAATTTTATCTACACCTAGCATAGCTTCTATGCTGTTTATTTCCAAATTAGCTACTAGGTTGATACCATGTATCTCAAAGCGACTGTCATTTTCTACGTTAATTATAACATATAAATCACCTCTTGTCAAGGTATCAAACATGTTATCACCCAATTGAGTGTACTTGATAGTAGTGCCATTGTTAATACCTCTAGGGATATCAACATCTACATTGTAACGATCGCCTTTGGTAGTCTGTACTGAGATTGTTTTCTTTTGTTGTTCTAAGGTGCTGGCTAGACTAATAGTCAATTGCACACGTAGATCTTTATTACGACGGGGTTGTTGATGTCTTTGAAATGGGTTATGTCCGCCAAATCCTTGGTTAAAAAACTGTTGGAATATGTCTTCTGGACCACCTCCACCAAAGTGGAATTCAAAATGACTGCCACCTGGATGCCCTTGGAATCCGTGCCCAAATGGATTTGGATTATCATGTTGAGCACGTTTTTGAGGATCGCTTAGGGTTTCATAAGCATTTTGTATTTCTTGGAATTTGGCTGTATCACCACCTTTGTCAGGGTGATGTTGGCCCGCAAGCCTGCGGTAAGCCTTTTTAATGTCTGAATCAGAAGCCCCTTTAGGCACTCCTAATATTTCATATGCGTTTGCCATATTATTATATTACAATAAAATTAAGGTTTTGTCAATATTATTTAGTTTTTACTTTTTTAGCTTTTTTAAGCTCTGACTCATACCACTCTTCTTCTTTAACATAGATATCTTGTGTATGATCATCTAGGTTACAGATTTCGTCACAGGCCTGTGGTATTGTAGCAAATCCACGTTTGGCCAGTACGCTGATGCCTGTGCGGCGATCAACTTTGTTGCCATCCCCATAGACCATACTACCATACGGGAATGTGATTAAATCAAATGTACCATCAAAGAATTTAGTACGTAGGTCAATCATTAATTCTCTGCAACCGTCAATACTCATAGTATCATGGAATACAATAACACCAGTTTCACTTAGTTGTGGGTAGATTGCATTAAAGTCATTTAAGATACCTTCATAGCTGTGACATCCATCAATGAATGCTAGATCAATACGTGGATGCTTTGACTTAATTAATTCATGAAACTCAGGAGTTTTGCTGTTGATCTTAGTGAGTTCAAAATTTACATGACCTTTTGATTTTAGGTAATCTTCACATTTTTCTTTGCTAGACCAATGTTCAAATTGATTGTTTAATCCATGTGTGTCCCATAGATCATAACCATATACAAATCCACCAACTGCCTTAGCACCTTCGCATAAGAAGTGTGTAGATTTAGCTTCAGCAACGCCTACCTCTACGATAACTTTACTTTGATTTAAATAGATTAGACTTTCTAATAGAGGTCCTTGCTCTTCGCCTTGTAACATTCCAAACTCCTGATTGATAAAAAAAGGTAAACTATATGTTATTATAGCTTACCTTTTATTTAATGTCAACTAATGTCTAGTTTATTTTTTTACGCGACGTAGTGGACGATCTGGGTCTGTTGGATCTACTGCTGGTGCAGCTGCTGGTGCATCACTAACTACACTGTTGTCTACTGGAGCAGGACCAGTGTCTACTGGAGCAGGTGTTGGTGTTGTTGGTGCTGGAACCACTGGAGCAGGTGTTGGATCTGCTACAGGTGCTGCTGGCTGAGCCCATGTTTGTTGTGGAGTAATGCCTTGTTGCGGCGGAGCACTAACCCATTGTGGCTCTGCTGAAGGACTTGCTACTGGGGTGCCTCCAAACCCTTCACTAAAAGGTTTTTCGTTCTCAATAGCCGCTACTTTTTCTTTACCACGTGTGTATGCTGAGATACCTAAAATAGTACCCATTGCCAAGTGATATAGGCCACCACCTTGTAAGGTCAACGGTGTCCAACTAGTAACTGCTTGTCCTGGATTGTAATACTGTAAAATGTTGAATAAAATTGGACCTAAGATAAAGTCAAACCAAATAGTAGCCATGTATGTCATAGCCATCATTGGGCGCCACTTGCTGGTCATAAAATCTTCTTTTGGTTTTTCTACTTTTGTTGTCATTGTCTAAGCTCCTAATGCTTGATTATAATAGTATTTATTGATTTTGGATTAAACTAGACCAGCGGCTACTTTTAATCCTTCTATTACTTGGTGTATCTGAGTTAATTTTGCCATGTCACCTGCGGCTTCTTCTACAGCGGCAGTGTGTTGTAAGTCTTCTAATAATTCTTTATATTCACTGGATGATAATTGTCCAGCATTGTGTTGTGCTTCTAATTCCTGTGCTTGTGCTATGGTACTCATCTTGGTTTCGCTCCTATAACATTTTGAATGGTTACTGCATTTTTCTCAATAGTACCAAATTTAAGAGTACAATAGCCAGAGCTTACAGGTTCTGTGCCGTGATATCTTTCATTTAGTCCTTTGACTATTTCAGCAAGTTCTGCGCCCATCTTGGTTGCTTCTTCATTATGCGGAATACTAGCTGAGTAATTTTTTAATTCTACTGATTTATAGTATAAGTTTTCTACTACAGGTACTACCTCTGGCGTGCCGCATTTAGCTGCACCTAGATTAGCCTGTGTACGAATGCTGTTGATTTGACTGTATTCATTGTTGTCAAACTTAGCCATAACAATAGCTTTGTAGATAGTAGTTTGTTGAATAGTAGCACAGCCAGTCAGTGATACAATAGCCAATGCAATTAGTAATTTTTTCATTTGACTTCCTCAAAAATTTGTTTCTGTGTTGCATACCATTCTTGCCATGCTTGATCTTTAGCATAACATTCTTTTGCCTTGGCATAGTTATCAACTGTATTTTCTAATAGGTCTGTGAGCTGTTTCTTGCCTTGTTCTAAGGGCAATAAACGATCACATGGTTTACTTAATGCCTCTGGAATTTGTGGAAAACTCATTTTGACCGGAATGCTAGTAGCACATCCAGTTAATGCCAGTATAGAGATTAATAATAGTTTGCGCATTATTTTGTCTCCGTTGGTGTTTTAGTTTTTGTAATACTGTAATTGTAAGCATCAATTGCTTCGTCAGATAAAGTGCATCCTGCATTAATTGTGTCTTTATTTCTGCGTATTGTTTCTTTAGCAGCATTGGCCTTGTCATGTATTTTAAGAATTTTAGTGACAATTTTAGTCTGCACTTGCGCATTAGCAGCATTAGATTTTTGTTCAGCGACTGCTATTTTGGCTTCTAGTTCTTTGACCTGCTCACGCATTTCTGCATCTACGCCAAACCCACCTTTGAGGTAAGCACCTACTACTAATAATGATATACCAATGGCTTCCAATGGGAATTTGTATTGTTTAATAAATGGAATAAATCCCATAAACAAACTGCCAACAGTAAGGCCGACGCCACCTAATAATATAACATTGATAACTAGTACTATTAGGCTGTCAGGGATAAAATGTAATAACCACATTATCCTAATAGTCCTTTGGCTTTTTCATAGTGTGCTTTGCGATCATCTAGGCCAATAGTACCACCATTGATCTTTTTAGTCATGTGTACAATATCATCTGCATCACAGATAGCATTTAACCCGTTGGTTTCCCAAAACCAACAGGCTGATTCAATTGCACCGTCAAGTGTTTCTAAGTCAGCAACACAGTCATCTAGGCTATAACCAACACTGGCAGCAAATTTGCTGTAGTTGTCATGACCTGTTAATTGGATAGCACCACGTCCACGGAATTTGTAACCATCACCTGATGATTCTGGACCATTGCCCATGCGGTTAGCATAGACTCGGTTAGCAATCTTTTCAGGATTACGTGCATATGGTTGAGCATCTGCTACAGTTGGGAAGTACTTATGGAATATCTTGTTAAGTCCTTCTGCTGAATAGTTTAGGTTTTCTTTTAATACTGTAAATCCGTTTGATTCATGTCCACATTGTGCTAGGAATCCTGCGGCACGATTAACAGTGTTGATTTCATATTTTTGAAATTGTTCTGTTAGGACCTCTGCAAGGTCTTGTGGATATTTGTACTGCGGGTAAAGTGATTTGATTAAGTCTGCTGTGATTTCCATTGTTGATTCCTTTCAATTATATTACTATTTAATGCCTGCGGCTACTCTTAAGCTCTCCGTGTATTCATTCTTAGGTGCTTTAGTTGTTACTGGTACTCCGGCTATGGCTTTCATACTGTCAAGTTCAGCATGGATGTCACCGTATTTCTTTTCATACTCTTCTGGAGTTAGTGGTACAATACTTTTTATAGTATCAACAGTCATAGGATGATCCTTGCTTGATTTTTGATATCTAACACGCCAATCTTCAATCTTTTGTTCTGTTAGGTTCATTAGATCTTCCATCATCTGCACTAGTTGTTCTGGAAGTTCTGCTGTACGTTCTACTTCAATGAACACCAGATAGTCACCACCTTCTTTTTCACCTGAGCTAACGTCTGCGTCTAATACGTAGTCATAGCCTTTTTCTACAAAACTAACCAAGTCAGCACTTGGCTCTTTGCCTGCAACTTTGAAACTGACTACAACAACGTCAGCATCACTGCCCATTTTACTTTTGTATTCGTCAATGTGCAGTTCGTTGTGAACTAGGCGTTTTAAATCGCCCATTTCAAGATTTTCTCTTAATAGTCTAGAATTGTGGTTCGGCATTTTGTGATTGTTCTTGTTGTTCGTCTTGATTAAATTGTGCTTGATCATCGCCTTCTTCATAGGCGTTGTTGATGTCTTCTAGGTCTAGGTTTTCACCTTCTAGTTCCAAACTACCCTGTTGAATTTCTTGCATGAGCTTTTTAGGCATTACAATTTTAACTAACCAAACAGGAGTTTTCTTTAGTTTAGGCATCTTAGTGCCTGGTTCAAAATCTTCTGGCTTTTCTACTTTCATAGGATATTCTAAAATATCTTTACTGTAGTATACTTCGCAGTCATAGTCTAGTAGACGTTCACCGCCGCGTGGATCTGGCATCATTTTATAAGGCCACATAAAAGTACAGGTTACAAAGTATTTTTCGTAAATTGGGCCTTCTACTAGTTCGCCTTCTTTCCAGTGGGCAAAAACATAGGTATCAAGTTCATCTAACACACGCTCAAAGTCACAGAGGGTGCTAAGACTTGAATCTGTCATAAAGATTTCTTTAGTGTTTTCTATTACGTCGTGTATGGCTTTACTCATATGATCCTGCTCTTTTGTATTATTTATGCAGATTATAGGATTGAGTTATGAAAGGATAGTTGTGAAGACAGCTTAATATTTAGTCACTAGAAATAAAATTTAACTAGTCACTAAAAAACAAAAAACCTTCTCTTAAATACCTTTGTAGATGCCTTTAATCTACCGACACTTCAACAGGGAGCATTATGCCAAAACGTAGAACTAGCAGTAGACACCTAGCAGCAGTAGAAACAAACAATACACTTAGTTTTAACCAATACGTTCAACAGAGAAAGACAGTACATTTAATACCCAAAAGCCTCAATCAAGAAACATATATAGAATTACTCACAGACGAAACCAAACACATAGTATTTGCTACAGGCCCTGCGGGCACAGGTAAAACCATGCTGGCCATGCTGGCTGGTATTAAAGCCTACAAAGAAGGATCAGTAAGCAAACTAATTCTAACACGTCCAGCGGTAGGAGTGGACGATGAAAAGCACGGCTTCCTACCAGGTAATATTAATGCTAAGATGGAACCATGGACTAAACCCTTGTTTGATGTTATACAAGAGTACTATAGTCCTAGAGAAGTAGCCCGTATGCTAGAAGAACAGATAATTGAGATTTCTCCACTAGCATTCATGAGAGGTCGCACATTTAAGGGAAGTTGGGTCGTTGCAGATGAAATGCAAAACGCCACCCCTGGACAGATAAAGATGCTCCTAACGCGACTCGGTGAAGGTTCTAAAATAGTAGTAACAGGTGATACACGTCAGGCAGACCGTAGTGATAGTGACAACGGATTACTAGATTTCAAACATCTTGTTGAACGATACCAACAAAGTAAGTACGTGGCCGGTGTTGAATTCCAATCTAGAGACATAGCTCGTCACCCAGCTGTAAAGGAGATTCTATCGATCTATGGCGAAATCTAAACGATCAAAATCGTAATCAAATAATTCAGGACTGAACCGGGCTGAAATTATCAGCCTAGGTTCATTGTGGTTAGTTATTGGGCGATGAGGTAAACCATTATTAACAAATGCTGGTTGTGATACTGGCAATCGTGCCGCTTCTCCCCTAGTTATTTCTTCAGGCCATCCTAATGATCCAGGATATCTAGCACTGGTACTATACCCAGGGATTCCAGCTTCAATATCAGCATCGTACCATACAGTATAGCTATCATGGTAGTTTTGTATAGGAATGTTCAAGGCCATACATCTTTCCCACCATTTAATTTCGTCAACATGTATACAGGCTTCTGCACCTGCTTTATTTGTTCCAGCCCAGATAATACTATACCAACGATCTAATAGATTTAAACGTGTAAGTAAACTAATAAATGTAGGGCAGTTTTGTTTGATTAGTTCCACATCTATGTGTACAAAATTTGCTTTGTGTTCATCAAATATATGTGAATAATGTTGATCAAACAACTTTATAAATTCTTGTTGAATAGCATCTAGTTCTGGGATGTTAATTGGTTTAAAAAACCATGAGGGTCTGTTAGGAGTCATATAAATTATTTATAGGAGCGGTATTATCGTTAAATAAAAATATGAATGTATTAATTTATGGCCGCCCTTTGTGTACAGATCATCAAGGGTTTAGTGAAATATATTACCTTTTTAAAACTCACTACAAACATTACGGTCAATACCCTGACGACATAAATTGGATGAAAATCTGTCCTCTTTATCACGAATCGCCACAAGATATTATTAATTTATGTGATACTCCGCCTGATATTATCTTCTTAAGCCTATATGTGTGGAACAAGGCATTTATGTTAGATCTCATTAATCTATGCCATAGTGTTTGGCCTAACGTTCCTGTATTCTGTGGTGGACCTGATATTGATTTAAATGACCATTCAGAAATGTTATCTCTTTCAAACGTCTTGGGAATAATTGAAGGTGAAGGTGAAGTCCCAATCACAGAGTTAATTGACAGATATCATGACCATTTGCCAATTGATAACATAGATGGACTATGGCTAAGAAAAAATGATTCTTTTATTAAACCAACAAATTTAGCCAGTAGAATTGCATATTCAAACGGAAAAGGTTCTAAGAATATGTTGGGATTCACTTATGTTTCTTACAGTTGTTTATTGGAAAACATCAATGAAATATTAACTGATGTAGACAAAGAAAAACAATCGCCAACATTTACACATACCATGTTTTATTGGCAAACTGCACGTGGATGTCCATATGGTTGTGTTTTCTGTGACTGGGGTGGTGGTATACAACAAAAAGTCAGACGTAGAAATCATCAGCATCTAGAACAAGAAATTGAACTCATAGTCAAGTATTGGCCAGGATTATTTTTAAGTGATGCAAATTTTGGTATTTTTGAAGAAGACTATCAAATTACCTGTACATTGGATCAACTATTAAACAAGTACAACAAGAAATCTTACTTAATTTACGGTAGTTTTGCAAAAAATAACCCTGACAGAGTCAAAAAAATCTTAGATATTTTTAACAAATATCAGGCCAGTGAGTTTGATCACGACATAGCAGACAATAATCAAAAATATATTCCTATGCAGAATGCTGACGAAGGAGTTTTACAAGCAATCAAACGAGTACAATTAAGTCCAGAAAAACTTGCTGGCTATTATGATTATGAAAACGAACCTTGGCCAATAAAGTTCCAAATTATTCTAGGTCTTCCAGGTAGCAATTCTTCTATAGAATTAACCAGTCATTGTAGATACTACGATGTTGAAGGACATACACAATGTCATATGTTAGAAGTCAGCCCACAGGCGCCAATGAGTGAACCTGCATTTGTCAACGACAATTCAATTGAATGGTTTTATAGTAAAAGAAGTTTTTTAGAGTTTGGTGGTGAAGCTGGTATTACTCCAAAATATACAAGTCAAATTAGATATATTAAAAGTTGTAGTTCTTTTACTGTTGATGATTTAATAAATCAAATAGTTATGCATAATTTCTTAAAATTCTTAGAAGAATTTTATGTGCTTAAAATGGCTAGGCAATTAGCAAAACTTAACGGATATACTGCTTATGAATTTTATCAACCCATAGTTAATCGATTCTTAACAGATAGATCTTGGTTAAATGTTGATATATCTAGAAAATCAGTTACTGATTGGATTATGCATGGTGCTATGTATAATTCAGTGGGCAAGTCACACATTACTGCCGATGAGGTTTTGATAGAACGAGTAATTAGTAAATTTAATCAAGGCAGTTTAGTTTCAGATCTATTATCAATGGTAGGTCATATGCATGAACATATGGAACAGGCTATTACGATTGGATGTTTAGCACTACCGGGGTCAACTGAATCAGTCGATTATCGATCAAACTTATCATTTACAGACAATAGAATAACTATAAACGCAAAACAAAAAGAATTAACTATAACTCGCCCGTTGTATATAAAATTTCAAGGAATGGATAGTTTAAAAAATCGAAGTTCGGCTAAACGATCTGCTTTCTATAAGAATATTCTAGTTAAAAACAAAGTCATAGAAATAGTTATAGATAATGCTTGTCAGTAGGTATGCTAGGAGTTTTAATAGTAACTACTTCAGTTTCTTCAAGGTATTCGATTTGACTAATATCACCGGGCTCTAACACGCAAATTTCTCCGGCAGTGAACATTTGCCCATTGCAAATTTGTCGACCACTAATAACCAGAGTTATTTCGTAAGCCAGTTTATGAATATGGCTAGCAGTTTGCCCACGTGGATTCTTTTGGTAACATATTTCGAAATCAGTGGTCCGATGCACAGCACCATCGAAGTTGCCTATAAACCAACCACGGGCTCCGCAATTATTTAAGGTTGTTCGTTTCATTGATAGTAGTTATGCACTCGTCGATATAATTGCCATAAGCCTCGTAGAAGTATTCAAACATCTCATTAAATTTCTTGCCACTTTCGAAGCTATTTTTAATGATTTTCTCTTCGGTTAGGTCTAAAATCACGTTCATTTGTTCATCTTTTTTACGTATACCTTGCGTGATATACATACGCTCATCCCACTCAATATTCTCAGGATTTGTCATATAACCAGGTTGAGCTGTTTTAGTGGAGTCTTTAGGTCTAGCTACATATTGAGCTACTAGATAAATGTTTAAATTTGCCATGGTAAAATTCCTATAATCTAATTTTTGGTATTTGAGATTGCCACTGTTGCCAAATACTAACTATTTCATAACTTAATACTTTTGTGTTATATTCACTAACCCAATATCTGGTTTCAGAGTCGACATGTAATTTAGGGAATACCATTTCTAAATATCGTAAATGTTCACTGGGGGTAGGATGTGGATCTCGGGGATATTTTTTAAGTTTTTTTAGAACTAATCCAGTCCGATAATCGATTAATTTTAATAATTCTTTTTTGTTTTGATCATAAATTGATTTTTTAATTTTGTCAAACTTTTTAATTTCTTTTTTAACGAAATCTGGGTAATGATCATAATTATTAAAATAGTATTCTTCAAACGAAGGAAAATTAGTTCCTACAAATTTATAATATTCTCCAGGAAGATCTACAGTATCCTTGACTAATCTAGTTAATTCAAGGTCTGTTGGTAAGTAATCTAGAGTTAATCCTTGCCCACTAAACCAGTCAAACTTTGCTACCAACTCATAATAGCTTGGTTTTATTTTATCTACGGTCTCGGAGTATAATGCAATAACATCAGTAACTTCGTCATTAAATTCAGTTAATTCGAAATTACTAGTGGATAGATCAAAATTCGGACTTAATGTCAATGGAAGCATTGATAAGAACTCATAACACACGCCCAATGATTCAAGAAGATTACTAATAGCAGTAATTGATGCTAGATCTCTTATAAGTAATCCACGATAATCAGCAGTATCTCCCATATGATCAGGGTCGAAAATCCAATTACCTTTTGAATAACTGTCATTCCTAGTAACAGATGTCCACATAATGATGATGGTATCGTCGGCAGTAAATTTATTTCTTAAATTAGCTTCTATTACTGAATTAAAAATATATTGGTTTCCACCTCCAGCATGCCCCCAATTTTCGTAATATGAAAATTTGCGCCCTAAGATATCTGCCCATGTGGGCCAATCATAATTTGTAAAACTGCACCCAAAGGTAAACAGTCTTCCAGAGTAATTAAGCAATTTGTGTTAACTCCACAAGTGTTGCACTTAAATTGATTTCTTGATCAGCAACCAAAGGTACATTTACTAGACCTTTGCGAATAATAACAATAGCTTCATCTTGTTGCTCTGGGGTTTTACCCCAAATGTCAAGATTGTCATACATCCAACGATACATACCGTCCATGTCTTCTGCGGCTGCTTGACTACAGATCAGTGTACGAGCTTCTTTGATTTTACCTGCTTTGAATAAATCTACAGCATCTAATCGCCAATCACCTACTGCACCATCACCATCGCTAGGTTTACGTAGTACTCCAACTTGGCTATTTTGTTGCACTAGATTCAAACATTTACGTAGGTCTGGATAGGTAGCTTTGACATAGCTGTCTAGGTTATCTAAATCAAATTCAACGCCTTCTGTGACCAATACTGTAGCAACTCTGGCTGTGAACTCTGTATGATCTGCCTTGGCAATCTGTAAGGTTTGACAACGACTGTGTATTGGAGGAAGAATCTTGTTAGGATAGTTACAGGTTAAGATAAAGCGTACACTTTGACTGTATTCTTCCATTAGATTACGCAGTGCTGGTTGTACTGACACAGGATTCATATAGTCAGCTTCGTCAATTAATACTACCTTAAAAGCACCATATGGCATAGTCTGACAAAAATTAATAAGTTTGTCAATCCATTCTACTTTACGTGCTTCTTTACTTCCGTTAGCAGTAAGTACGTCATAGTCATCTACACCAAGTTCATTAATCAGCATACGTGCCAGTGTGGTCTTGCCTGTTCCTGGACCACCGTGAAACATCAAGTGCGGAATGGTCCCAGCTTTGATCCAGCTAGCAACTTGGTCACGTTGATGATTATCCACAAACACATAGCCATCTAGTGTTTTTGGTCTATACTTTTCTACCCATAAATCTTTCATTTGTTATCCTTGCAATCACATGGTTTACGGCCTTGACAGCAACTGCCTGAGCAACTGCGGTCCTTGCCAATGTTTAATAGTACTAGTATAACAAATGCTAACAAAACAATCAAGGTCAATATCATCATTTTCTTTTGAGTATCTCCATTAAACGATCTCGCTCCCACTCTGCTTCTTGCTGTGGGAAGTCTGGACAGCGTTTATATTCATCTTCTATAAAACATTTTAACACATAAAGATCATGTTTGTAAGTGCATTGAGTAAATCCGTCAGAATGAGGATCGCTGGCCATACGAGCCAGCTTCCTGATTGCGCTTACTACTTCGTGGGGGATAAAGGGTGTGTCTTCCAATTACAAGCCGCGACCAATTGTTTCGTCTTGCATAGGTTCATCGCTGACCATTAGAATGTCTGCATCGTCAATACGGCGGATGGTTTTCTCACCTTCTGTATCTTCAATTAATATACCTCTGGTCCAACGACCGTGTTTGACTAGAACATATTGGCCAACCTTGACATCTTTTTGGTTAGGGCCAATAGCATAGACCTTACCCCAGCGTGGGTGAACACCTTCTAGTTTACCGTCACTGTGTGGAATAATGATTCCACCGTGCGATATTTTTTCTTTGAAATTCATGTCAGTTACAACAACATAATTTTTTATTGCAGTAAACTTGGTAATTTTCTTTGCGTCATATACACTCATGTTATAGCCTTTGTGGTCCGTTAGATTTTTTATCACCCAATCCAATAACACTTGGATCTAATAGTTCTTGAGTAACATCTGCTTGATTAGCCACGCTGTCAGCAAAACTGCCACGAGGTTTAACATACGCAGGAGGATCATTTGACTCTACAACTGGGGTGTCGTGATCTACTGTGGGTTGTAGTACTGCTGGTTGTGGTGTAGTTGGATCAGCATCAGCAGATTCACTTATTGGAGTTTCATCTGCCAAAGGGCTGTTGTGTAATTTATTTGCGTCAGCCATGATCTGTGCGCGAGTTTTGATAATTTTGCCACCTGGTCCTAATTGATCACCGCGGGCATTAACATTCATATTGCCTACAGCAATGGTAGTTTCGTTTGACAAACGAATTCTATCCATGTCAATTGGCACACCTCTGGCTGTTCTGTGATTTGTTGCCATCTTTTGTTTCTCCTAATATATGCGTATTTATTTGAGGAATTCTTCTATGTCTAAATTATAATAGATACTGTTGATTTTATGTACACCTAATAAGAACAATACGTAACTTGCTACACTTGACCCACGTCCTACTCCCCAGACTACATTATTCTTACGTAAGGTGTCTACTAGATATTTCATATAACGTAACAAATTAAAAGCATCACGTTCTTGGAATAACAGTAATTCTTCGCCCACTCGCTGTAGTTCATAGTCTTGTGTACATAGGCCTAGAACATAAGCAGCAATGTCTAGTTCTTTGTATTCATCTGGCATGCGCCAGTGGCTTTGCCAACGATTGTCAAAGAAACTAACTGTTTCGCCAAGCTCAACATATCCACGTAGCCAAGGAACTTCTGCGTGTAATTCATCACGACTTTTATTGTACTCTTGCGGATCTTCGACCTGAAAGAGACTCAAATCCAAGTTGGGATTACTATACAGTAAGTTACACAATTCGTTACTATCCGTATACCTTCTGCCGTATTGATCGTACTTCATTAGTAGGTAATATCCTTAGGACCATCTGGTCCTAGTCTGCCTGATTTTTGAGCGTCCTGCATCATTTTTTTATTACGTGCTTCTACTTCTAGGGCATAGTCTTGAATTAATAAATTTAATTGATTTACCATGTCTGCGCTACCAATACGGTAAGCATAGCCTAGACGATTCTGCAGCTCAGCTCGTTTACTGTGTAACTCTTCATCTGATAATTTTGATAAATCTGGACTTAATGGATGCATAAAAGAAAACTCCTTATACTACATTATATATTAATGCAGCATAAGGAGTCAATGATTTTGGTAGATATTAACTTAATCTATACCAAGTTGATTCACTTGAATGGTAGAAGAACGAAATAGTAGTGCTATTAGCTAAGGTAATAGTACCACTTGGTTTAACTACTGTGCCAGGATTTGGATTTACAGTCAATGCCGTAATACCATATGTTGAGCTGACAGTAACCAATGTAGCATCAACGTTAGCACTTGGTAGTGTAATAGTACCAGTTGCTAGTACGTTGTTTGTACTTGGATCAATAATCAAACGTTCAACGTTGTTGTTAATAGTAACACTAAATCCGCTAGTTGGTGAGCTATATTGATATCCACCAATAATTCTAGCACCACCTGTGTATAAGTTACCACCAATACTTGCACCACCGTAGTTGATCAATGTACCTGTATTTGGGCCCGTTGTTGGTGTTGTGTCTAATAGCCATAATGCTGTGTTATTGGTTAATACAACATCTGCTGTGCCATCTGGATCAAGTGTGATATTAGCACCACTGCCTGCCCAGGTAATAATACTACCATTGACACTTAGATTACCAGTAATATTAGCAGTAGTAAAGTTGCCTACGTTACCTGCAATTTCTACGTTATAGTTACGTAGTACATCGTTAATTAACACTGTGCTGCCAGCGTTGTATGTGCTAAATTCAAATACGTATGTGCTAGCTGGCAACGAAACTGATGTGCCACTTGTATAACCTTGTAATGTGCTAACGTTGGTAATTGAGCTTGGTAAGGTCAATACTGTAGTGTTAGCTGTAGTAACTTGTAATCTTAGTCGTGTGTATAAATTAGTTGTTGGCCAAGTAGCCGCAAATGCCATTGTAGCTGTACCACTGACTGCTACTGTTTGGAAATGTCCTTGAGTCCAATCAACTGTAAAACTTGCACCTGTTGAAATAGTACCAAAATCATATTTGGTTTCAACAGCTTGTAATAGTTGTGGTTGTGTAATATAGGTATAGTTCATTGTGTTAGTAGGTGTACCGCTTTGACCTACTGAACCTAATGGTCCTTTTAACACAGCATAAGTCTGTAAATCTGTTAATTCTGCAGCCGCAAAAGTAAAGTTATTGACAGTATTAGTAAAATTATCGCGGAAACCTTGGCTGTTGTTGTCCTGCCCAGCTATTGGGTATGTTCCGTCAATATTTTGTGGATTAATATTACTCATTTAAAATCTCTCGTTATGTGTTTATTTATCAGACTACAAGTGTATTTATAGCATTTTGTACCTAGTTAAAAACATTCTGATGCGGGAATATTACGTAACTATCACCAGATTCTGGTATGCTGTATTTGTCTCTGTAGTCATAGAATTTAGTACCATTTCCGTCAAATTCTGTATTGACTGTTTTAATCTGTTGCGGAATAACACTGTAATTTGGTAAAGTTGCACCAGTTTTAATCACAGGGTCATAATAAATGTGTGTACCACCATGTGTGTACCCTTGGCGTACATACAGTGCATTGTTATAGATCATATCTTGATAGATCTGTATACTGCCTGTTGGTACAGTGTAGTATTGGCTAACACGATAAGTACCACGTTTTCCTAGGGAACCACCAGGTTCAGCAGATGTCAATTGACTAGTGATATATGTATTAGTTGTGATCACGCTAGTGCCACCTGCAATAGCATTACCGTATATTTCCATACCTACATAGAATGTTGCTGTAACTGTACCACCAACAGTCAACACATTGCCTGTGATACTGCTACTAGTTGAGCTAGGGAATAGTGTAGGTGTTAGAGTCACATAGTCATTGCTGTCAATGTTCACAGTCCAAATGCCAATGCGTTGGTTTAAGGTAGGATAGTGTGTAACTCCAGAGGTAACTCTATTGTCAATCCATTCTTTGTATCCTGGTACATAAGTTGAAGCATCCCAACCTTCTGAACCTTGATAGTCCCACTCACTGGCTGGCGTTGGGCCATCCCACGGTGCTAGGCTATCACTCCAGCCTTGATTGTATGAGTTAGTACCAGTTGTGCCAAATTCTTGACGGTAGAACACTAAGGTTTGTCCGCTAGAGTATGAAGTAATACCGTCAAGGCCACCACTACTGTTGATTTCTAACACACTGCGTTCATTGATAATTTCAAACGATGTGTTAACTGCATAGTCAACTGTGCCAACGTCAGTGAATATAGTATTCAGTGCTGGGTAGCGATCAAATGTAGTTTCACGGCTAGGTATAAATGCATTGGCTGTAATATCGTAGTTAGCAGTGTAATTGTTGTCAAGTAAGTAGCGATCAACAACAAAGTTGAGATCATTTAGGTCATATCCCTGTTGTTGGAAACGCCAAGCTACAGTGTCGCCCATGCCTGGTTCTACATAAGCCAAGACCACTGCGCGAACAAATCCTAGTTGTTTGCCGTTTGGTTGCACACTGGTCATCCAGTCTGGCAAAGCACCCTTGTTAGCATAGCCAATGTTATTGACCACAGCATCATCTAGGTTAGTAAATGAATTGGGTGTAGCAATGATAAATGCGTTACCGGCTGTGTCATAGTAAGGATTAGCAATAACACCTGTTAGGTTGATACTGTCGCGATTTTGTCCTACAGGAGGAGTATTTTCGTCTTGGATTTCAACATAAACAACATCATACTTGATATGCTGTTGACCAATGGTAGTGCCGTTTGGAATTTGATTAGATACAGTGTAGCCTAAACTATAATCAGTAGGCACAAAAACCAAAGTAGTTTGATTCCAAGTACCAACTACTGCGCCTGTGTTATTGTCTGTTACGTCATAGACGTTGTCAGTTCTAGCCACGGCGCTTTTTACATTACCAAACAGCAGGCGTTTACCAAAGTGATTGGTTTTAACTGCGTTAGCATATTCTGCAGCAGTGCTAGGGTTAAGCCCAGCTAGGAATAGAGTTTTAATGTCTTTACTACGACCAAACCAAGGGTCAGTGTGTCTGTAGATTGCATCAGGCGGAAACACGCTAGAATCTAACATGATAGTTTGGAATTCTCTGCGTTGGTATGGAGTTAAGTATGCTTTGAGATACAGATTCTCATATGGTTTAGTATTTCTTTCTCTGACTACAATACTAAATGTCTGCGTAGCACGTGCAGTTTGATCAAAGGCAATAGCATCAACACTAAAGTTAAATGTGTGGTCAAATGTAGTGGGATTCGCTACAGCAACATTATTAACATCAAATGTAGTGTATCCATTGTCTAAACTAAACAGCTCAAAACTCACACGACCTGAAATTAATCCGTCTGGTTGTAGTTCTAGTCCCTGTGGTAAGCTGAGATATGCTCCTGGTGTATAGGTATAGTAAACTGACTTACCTTCACTGCTGAGTGCTGTGATGCTAAGATCACTGACTGCACCATTTTCAATAGTGCCCAAATAACTAGGGGTTAGCCATTCAATGTTGTTGTACAAATCGCCTAAGATAGTCAGTGTATATAGTTGTTTGGTAATGTATCCTGGATAATCTCGTTTGTAAACTTCAATTGAGAAATTATAAGTTGTTTCATTGGCTATCTGCACAGGTAAAGATCCAGTGATCCACCCTGAATTAACATCGCAAGATAAGGTTGATGGTAGTTGTAAACTACCTTGATCAAAATATCCTGCGTCAAAGCCTGCACCTTGTGTATTTGGACTACCATCAACAGTTACCCCTACGCTAGTGATACTAGTTGGGATACTACGGGTATTGGCACCTTTAATATAAGCATAACTGCCACTGATTAATCTAAACGCATTTGCTGAGTTGTACTGTGCCGCTACTGATGTTACACAGCTCACGCTGGTTGGATATATGCTGACATTACTACCATTGATCTGTATGTTACCTGCACCAACGTTAAACGTGCCTGACGTATATTGTACAGCTAGAACAAATGGGTTTACAACATTTGAACTCCATCCGTCAGTGTCAATTGTGCCATGCGGATCAATTACAGTAGCATTGGCACCAGTGCTAGGTTGTGTGATATAGTCACCAATATTAGCATTGAATGTTACGCTAGTTGGTGAAATAGTCACTGTTAATGGCCAAACTGTAAGATTGCTGCCGTTTAATTGTAGATAGCTATTGGTTGTAGTTACAAACCCGCCAGTTAAAAACTGCACAGGTACAACAAGGGTATTGGTTACGTTACCAGTTACTACAGCATTAGCAGTATTACCACTGATAGTTTGTGTGATATAACTGCCTTTGGTCGCTGTTAGTACCCCGCCTGCTAGAGCAATAGTTCCTGTTAAGCTGGCTCCGCCCAAGGTCATAAAACCTGTAGTTGTACTAACATTACTGATAGTGGCATTAGCGCCACTGCTGGCCTGTGTGATGTAGTCACCAACATTACCGCGAACAATAGTATTACCAGTCAATTGGACTGTGGTATAATTATTAACAGTGGCATTGTACCAAACTAGACTAGTTTGCTCTGAGTCTGGGTCTGTGTAGTTTTGTAAGACCTGTATTTGTGTGCCGTTGGTCAATGGTGCAATAGTAGGAGTAACCAATGAGCTAGTACCCACAGTGATACTGTTATTAGTAACCACTGCATCGATATATGATGGTTCACTGACTATATTCTGTTCATCAAACGACCCAGCGTCTAGTGTTGGGATAACATACTGCAAAACATCACTGTCAAGGTCAATGGCCTGTATCTGTTGGCTAAACCAACCACCCTGACGTTCTGGAACAAAGTCAGCTTGTGTAGTTGTGATAATTGGAAAATGTCTAGCACCAGTATCCACGGTTAGTGGTTTACCATTGACTGTTGTAGCATCAACTGTCAGCAATGTGCTGTCATCTGTCAGATAAGCACGTGGCTCTACTAACATCTTATAAGTGCTTAGATCATAGTTAGCACCATCAAATACTTCTATACTAAAGTCAAAGTTTTTACTAATTGACCCTAGAGGAAATTGCCAGCCTAGATCATCCCAGGGTGTGTCGTCCCAACCTGGCTCACCTGCGTAGCCATTTGCTGGAATTGGTTGCAGATATCCTGACAATAGGCCTGATGTTGTTAAAGTTAACCCTGGAGGTAGTGTACCAGTTTTAACAGTCCAAGTTTCTATTGCACCTACAATATATTCTGGTGCTTCTAATTGTATGTTGACGTAACTACCATCAAAGTATGTGCCAAGATCAACATTACGTGGAACAATAATAGGAGGAGCAACGTTGGTGATTGTTAAAGTAAAACTTCGATCAGCTAGGCCACCATCACTGAGATTCTGTACACGCACAGTAAATGAGTATTCTTGATTTTGATCAGGGCCTGCTGTGCTTACTGGAATACCCTGTACGTATCCTTTAGAATTGGCCGTATCAGATACTACCTGCATACCTGGCGGAAGAGTACCTGACACTTGGAAAAATTTTAGTTGCCCACCTGCGGCATCAAATGCGTCAAGAGGCAGTTGATAGAACTCTTCTTCAGGTACTATGCCTAAATTACCTGCAGGTGTTATCCAGACTGGATATGCCATGTGTTATCCTACTTTATACCATTTACTTTCTACCGCATGATAGAAGTATTCTGCTTTGGTTCCTGCTGCTAATGTGATATTACCACTGTTAAGTAATGTTGTTCCTGGGTTAGCTACAACATTTAGGAATTGGATTGTCTGTGTTGTGCTGACTGTGACCAAAGTAGCATCAACGTTAGCACTTGGTAAAATTACCGTAACATAATCGCTGATAACCTGTGTTGGATCTAAAACCAAACGTTCTACACTGTTACCAATAGTAATACCAACGTTAGCTAATACGTTGCTGTATTGGTATCCTGCAACAATTCTAGCACCTGCGGTGATCAATGGCCCATTAACAGTTAATAAATTATGGGTTGCACCAGCACTTAGGATGTTACCTGATGTATTAACAGTAGTAACCAGTCCAGTGGTTAGGTATGCGGCTACGTTGACGTTACTGTATGCGCTAGGACTAGCTAGTAAGTTAGTTAATTGGCTACCATCGCCTATAAAGTATCTAGCTTGCACAGTACCTGAAGGAGCATAAATGTTGGCCGCATTAAACCCGATGGTTGAAATGTCTGAAAAGTTAGTGTTTACCTTGATAAAGGCATCACGTAGATCATCACCTGTGCCATCGTTTGGCGCGGCACCTACGTTTACTGTATTAAATGATACTGTGGTAATAGTCATAATTGTAACCTAGAAGAATCCTATATTGTAGTATTTATCTAGGGTTAAGAAACTAGAATGACGTGATAACTGAAGTTTTGACCCAGGTGTTAGGAGCAATGCAAAGGTATAAATTACCGCCAGTTACGGCTACTTGTCCTGAAGATCCTGAACTGTTGCTGTGTGTTGGTCCTGGGCTAACTAGTGTTACTGGTGTTACTCCTGGACTGTTGATATTGGCCTGTATGACAGCAAAATTATTGTTGATGGTGCTGAATGCGGTACGTAATGGATCACCATTGCCTGCACCAGGACCTGTACCTAAGTTTACGTTTGCTAATGTTATTGACATACTAGACCTCTTAATTATCTAGTATTTATCTTACCAACGGCGGATTTTCTCTATGTTTTTATCGTTGTAAGCACCGTAGAGTGGTGCACGACCCCATCCTGGGTTTAAAGGATCAGTGCCAGAAGTTATATCCTGTTCTGTGTAGATACGCATCATGTTGTTGGTTAATGCGTTGATTTTATAGCCTAGGGTTTTGGTAATCCACGCACAGCTATGCCATTGCCAATCTTCATATCCAGGTTGTGTAGGGTCGTCTATATTAGCTACAGTGTTAGAATGAGCAAAACAATAAGTTGATACTTGATCCATTAAAGAACTAGATCCTAACCAAAAGATATCTTCTACTCTGGTATGTCCATCATAATCCCAAACATGATAATGATCTCCGTGTAACATGGTTTGATTATTAGGAATTTCTTTTAGGTCTTCTGCTAGACTTTTGCTTGAATCAAATACAATGTCGCTACGTAATCGCACTGCGTAGTCGTACACAATCTGATTCTTTTGAGCGTAGTCCATTTTTAGCTTGTTGGCTTCGTAAACACTGCGCCACATGCTGACTTGATATTTGCCTGCTACAGGATCCCAACGACGACCACCCCAAAGTTTTTTGCTAGGCTGTAGGTCATACTCTTCTACCATGATAGTACGTGGCATCCATTCACTGTAGAATTTGACAAATTTGTCTTTGCTGGACAGTTGTGCATCATGCCAATCATTACCTGTACTGGCCGCACCTTCACGGTTAGCAAAGTTGGTACCGCGGGTTTCGCTGTCCCAAAAGTGTGCAAATACATCACAGTCGGGTAGTAGGTCGCCTACATAACGTTTGATATTTTCTGCTGTGACATGTCCTGTGCGGTTCTGCCCGCTAAAACAAAGTGCTATTCTCATTGAAACCCTTTAAATTGAAAAACTACTACCACATCCACAGGTAGTTTGCGCATTTGGATTTTTAATACTAAATTGACTACCGTGTAGACTTTCTGTATAGTCTACTTCAGCGCCTTGCAGATATTGACTGCTCATGCTGTCTATTACTAGTGTAACACCATCAAAGTCAAAACTCCAATCATCGTCATTGGTTTCTTCTTCAAAAGTAAAACCATATTGGAATCCACTGCATCCACCACCGCTAACAAACATACGCAATTTGAGATTAGGATTGTTTTCTTCTGCTATGAGTTCTTTAACTTTAGCAATAGCACCAGGTTTTACAGTTACAAATGAGTCCATATTAGGTCCTTTAAGATATTTATATTATAATAGCATATATTAGAATAAATATCAAGTATGCCTAGCCTTGCTACTTATAATTTCTTTTCTAAGCTATCTGAAATAGATCAATCATTAGTTGAAAATGATTTCATGCGCCCTATAGCAGACATTGATGCTGATACAACCAGTATGTTATATCAACTCTGTCAGACTATTGAGTTATCAGTATTTACTCGTCCTAAAGAAAACAGCATTGGTAATATGGAGTATAAATTAATTTATTCACATAATGGTAGTTTTAGTTTTGACCAAGATCCCTGTACTGTTGAGTGGGATAGTAGTACTGTAATTTTTAAAGAAACAATTGAAAAATTAGGTATTACTCCCCTGGGGCTACGCATTATTAAAATGAATCCTTTGGGATTCTTTGACAATCACACCAGGATTGAAGATAGATATCACATGCCTACAGATTCTATCAATGCAGGATTTAATATATTTTGGATTCCTTTGAATTATGTTGCTGAAAGGTATTTTGCTGTTGAGAACCGCGGATACTTTGAACCTAAAATGGGTCATGCATATTGCCTAAACGAAGGTGTACATGACTATGCTATGCTTAACTTAGGCACAGAACCTATGTATAATTTAGCTGGCGTTTATAAACAACATAAATAATTATGCAGCGCCGATATTCATCGACGTCGGAAAACTAAGACGCCTGGGATAATAATCCTTTTACTAATTTGTTAAATTAGAACGCCTTCCGTGTGTGATTTCTCACTAGCAATAAAATCTAATTAAAATTTATTTGAGGAAAATTTATGAAAATTACTAAAATTCCTGGCCTGGGAAGGTTTGGCCATTTTATTGATGATGTAGATTTAAATACCATTTCTGACGAAGAATGGATGGAAATTGGCAATTTACATCTTCAGGGATTAGTTACTATTATTCGCGGTAATACTCTTGACTATCCACGTTATAATGAACTAATGTTAAAATGGGGCACGCCAAGATTTCCGCGTCCAGTGAATCTATATTTAAAATATGGAAAGCCATTGAAAGAATTAATATTCAACAATGAGCTCAATGCAGAAGAAATGGAATCAGTTCAAAATGCTCGCCGTTGGTTAATTGACAAGCACATGCAACTAGTTCGCGTAACACCTAAGAAAAATCGTCGTGGACAATCTATTGGCATCTTTGGAGATGGTGAGTTGAATTGGCACAGCAATGCCTGTTCAGATGTTAGTTTTGCTCCTGGAGTGTCTTTGATGGGATGGGAAAACTTCGTAGGATCTGCTACAGGGTTTTGTACAACCACTGACTATTATGAATCACTTAGTGAAAGTTTCCGCAGTGAACTAGATGAAATGGTAGTAGTACATAACTATCACGAAAAAGGAGTTCACCCAGAAGTAGTACCAGATCAAGAAGCATTTTATAAAGAAAACCAATGCCCTGAGCCAGATATGAAAGTACCGTTGGTTATTACTAGCCCTGGTGGGGTAAAAGGTATTCACTTAGGCATCACCACGCTTGACTATATTGAGGGCATGTCTAGAGAAGAAAGCACAAAGATATTTGAAACTATTAAAAAAGGTATTTTTGTTCCAGAGTACATGTATGATCATTGGTACAAAGGTGATCGTGACCTTATGATATTTGATAATTCAATTACCTTACATCGTAGACTAATTGAACCTGCAAAGGGACGTTTACCTGACAGAGTAGGTCTACGTTTACAATTTGATTATGATAAACTAGCAGGTGAATACCTACCATTTGCACAAGACGAATACAATCAAGAACGCAAGCATAGAGTTGATCTATTCCCTATTGCCACTGCTGATATTGAAGTGATGTAAGTTTAAGAAGTTAGTCGCTGGTACGAAGGGAATATTCCGTTCCCTTCGTATTTTTTTGGATCAAAATCACAGTTAGGAACCATTTTACCATTTGGATACACAATAGTATCTGCAGGTATGTCTTTCATAATTATTAGTCCTGGGCCAATAATAACATTGTCACCTACTGTGACATTCTTTTCCATGGTATTTAATATACGAACGTTAACACCTACGTAGACATTTTTGCCCATGGTCACACTGCCTGCGACTCCACCATCACCAGAGAATGAACAATTTTCCCCTACAATACTGTTGTGCCCAATACCAACTCCTTGCATAAGGGTACAAAAATCCTCAACGGTGGATCTAGGCTCAACATACGAGTTTAACAGTGCTAGCGTATTTTTACCAACAGTGGCATATTTGCTGATATCTGCTTTGGGGTGTATTAGATTCGCCAACTGACATCCAGCACGCTTAACTAAATCAATGCGTTGCAATCTTAATAAGAATGTGTTTTCGTTGGGATTATCGGTATTGGTATAACCTGGAAAATAGGTACAGACAAAAAATTCAGCTGTGCTAATAAGATCCTGTATGGTTTGATTTTCTTTGTCTAGTAGATCTAGATCAGATCCTATAACATCTATACCTTCAAATTTCTGTCCTACATAAAAACGATCTAAAATTCCAATTACTTCGTAATTAGTTGCTTCAGCTATTTCTAATAAAGGTAAGATGTTGTATCGTGTACCAACTAGTACAAGAGGAGTTCGCATTTAGATCCTTTGATTAATAATGTCCCAATCAATGATTTTCCATTGATTAGTTAAGTAGCCTTTTTTATCTGCTTTATAGTCAAGAGCCCATGCATGCTCCCACCAGTCAACTAACAGTGCGATATCTCGTCTAACTTCGTGATTTTTAATTGTTTTAATCTCGCCACGGTATGAAAGATAGATCCACCCTGAACCCTGTATCTTCATAGCTTCTTTTTCAAAAGCTTCTTTGAATTTATCAAAACTTGTAAAATGTTCATTGATTAACTCTAGACTTTTACCTACGGGTAGATTTGAGCTTTTTGGCGCACGGAATTGTGTGAAGTATAAGTCATGTAAGAAAGCGCCTGCTTCGTTGAAGTCTGCATCACCTTCGCCCTTGTTGTAGCGATCAACATAGCCTTTGTATAGGCTACCATAGTGATAGTCTAATGTGGCCTTGCTTAGACTTTTACCTAGAGCACCACGATCATAAGGCAGTGGAGTTTGGGTAAGTGTTTTAGGCTCCTTGCCTTCGTTTAATGTCCATTTAATAAAGTTATACATAATTTTCCATAAATATCTATGTCCAGTCGTCAACAAGGCTACCAAGGACCCCTAGTTGTGAACTTTCCTTGTTTTTGCACAGCACAGCCAATGTGGCTTAAAGGTAAATTGGTGCTGGACGCTTATCGTCTGTAAGTAATACGGGCTTTGGTTAAATCATATGGCGTCATTTCAACGTCAACTACGTCACCCATGATAATCTTAATTGTGTGCATACGGAGTTTACCTCCAATATATGCGGTAACAATGTGATTGTTTTCTAATTTCACACGGAACATACTGTTACCTAAGACTTCTTCTACGGTTCCTGATAGTTTTATAACGTCTTCTTTTGCCAATTGATCCTTTCCTTTAATATACTATTTATTGCTCTTCTTCGGGCCTGCTGATAATAGCCCAAGTCATAAACTCTTTAAACGCTTTGTATACTGCTTCTGCTTCCTCTGGGCCTTGTTCTACCTTTACTCCACGAACATAAAAACCATCAGGAGTAATTTTAAGCATTTCGTCATCTGTGCCAGCATTAAAGATAACAGTGTTATTTTTAGGTGTATTTTCCCAAAGTTCATACTCGACGTTAAGGTCTTTTTTAACTGCGTATTGGTAGTCTTTCCAATCATTCCAATACCATTGACTTTCATCACCCATTGACTTCTCCCCACGGGCCATCACACCCTGACCAATCTTGTACGTCAGTGCTCCAAATCATTAGATGATTATACACAGGATATAACCAACCCCAATCAAAGTAGTGCATAGGTTTACTAGTAAAGTCACCTAGCCAATATAATGTCCAACTTAGAATATATCCAATTATTTTTTTCATTTTGCTAATTTTTTATACCATTCTTTTTTAGTACATACATAATCCCATAAATCGTATCGACGATTCGACCGTTTAGGACTTCTAGGATTGCCTTCCATATCAAAATAGATTTTTAATGAATCATTGGCTGAAGTGTAAGGAGCATACACTTTGTAAGGAATTAAGAAATAATAATTTTTATTTTGTTTAGGTTCAAAACACAAAACCCGCAATGTTCCTATTTTATTTTGAATTCCGGCAATAGTAGCATAAGCTGTAGAATAATAGCGAACCTGAACATATTTACTATCGCTGTTGTCTTCTTTAAAATCACTACCTTTAAAGTTTTTTGAATGCTGTGTTAATTTGCCTTGTTTTACAATAGCACGTTCAGTTAATTCTCCTACGTTTAAAAGATTCTCCTTATGAAAAAGAAAAAATGCTTCATTTAACGTCATAGTCTTACTAAGTTGATTACGAGTAAATGCCATATTAATTAATTCTTGGTTCATATTATCCTCTTCTCATTTTACTAACATCGACAGCATCTTCTTGACGGAATACAGGAATACCGTTTGACTTATGTAGTTGTCCAATACCAATCATAGCATCACCTGTGTAGACTTTGTCTGCTGGGCGAGCGGCTACAGCGACACCTGTGTCACGACTTGGTATATGATCAGTAAGGCGGCTAGGGTCAACACGGCTACGCCAATCACTCCCACTAGTAACCACACTTTTACTAGTATTTTTTCTGTTGGACTTAGATTTGTCCACCACCACTTTAGCATCATATTTCTCCAATAATTGTTGCCACGATTCTGCGTTACGACGAGCTTTGTTAGCCTGTTCTGCTGTACGGAATTTCTGTTTACCTTTTTTCTTGCCTGTTGTTGAATACATAGGCGGTAACATGTGCATGGTCATTTGCTGTCCTTTTCTAAACTAACTACTTTCATGTCTGGAAATTTAGTTTTTGCCGTAGTCCACAATTCTTCTTCAGTGTATGCTTGACAGATAAATGTATGGGTGGCAATATCATACATATGAAACATACCGCATACTTCTTCTACATAGACTAACTTCATAGTTTTCTTAACAGTGTCTACACCTTTGGCAATGTCAAGTTCTTTGCGAATATTTCTAAATAAATTAATTAGGAAAAAGGTAGTAAACGTAACTGATATAATACAGTAAACCGTTAAAAATGCTTTTAAAATTTCCATATAATCTATGCCTAAATTGTTATTATATGTATAATTATAGCATCTTTTGGTTAAATTGTCAAGTGGTTTATAGGTGTTGAAGTATTACTTGTAAGCGAGTTTGCTCACATTCAAAGTGGAATTTATAGTCTGGTTTGAATATATGTATAGGAGTCATATCCCATTCGTGATGGTCTAAATTGGCCTTGCACCAATTGGCAATGCTGTTGATCTTGTCAAGATTTGTGACGCGAATAGTTAGTTTACTCTTGCTCATTGTTTAATATCTCATATGTTTTATGTTGTTCCCAACGAAGTTTAAGATCTGGATTTTGTGCTATAAATCGTTCGTACCATTCCCACTCTACTAGTTTTTCTGCTACTAGCTTAAAGTTAGTGGGATGAACACTGCCACCTGAACCAGCAGGGCCAACAGTATTGTATGATCCATTACGCGGGTTTGCCATCTTCTTCCCTGGTAAGAATATCCATCACTTGAAATTTCTCATAAGCATCTTTAAGCCCAGGATGTTTTTCCATGCGCTCTTTAAGAGTAGCTTCTTCTCGCTGTTTTTCAATGGCCCAACGAATAGCACTATCAGCGTCCCAACTTAAGCCAACAGTCACGCCCTGACTCATTACTTGCCACATGCTGCCATCATAGACTTCCATGTTTTGATTGGTAGGATTGTATCTTATCTGCCCAACATTTAACATACCATTATTGTAAATGTTTGGAGGATAGTTTCCTGTTACTGTTACATAGGCACTACTTGTTGCTAGGTTCTTGATCATCGTATAATAATGCTTCTAAAGTTTTATAGTGTTCGTAGGCCTGACGTAGGTTGTCATATTTTTCCAACATATCTGGTTTGGGCTGTAGGATACTTAAACGATCAGTGATACCATTTAAGATACCTTTAAGGCTAACACCATTCATAACAATGTCAGCACCTTCTCCATCTAGGTTAAGCTGACCTTTTACATTCATTTTAGTACTGGTGTTATTGGCCCAAGTAGTGGCTCCTGTACCAGTGGCGGTTAGCACACTATTTGGATACCCACTACCACCATTGGTTATACTGATAGTATGTGTGCCTGACCCAGCTGACCCAGCAGTAGACATAACACCAGCACCTATAGTAATATTACCGTAATTACCTTGACTAGGTACGTGGACTGACATTATTCTGTATCCTTTAATACTTTGCAACCAAGTTTGGTAAACATATATTCACCAGTACCAGCATCATCTTGGATAATAATCCACTCGTCGTTTTCGTGAGTAACTGTACCAATAATGCCATTTGGGCATTCTACTTTTATGCCAACGTAAGAACTATTATTGGACATTATTCTTCCACAAAGTCAACGGTATTACCAGCATCATCTGCACAGATAATACGTACACGTTCACCAGCTTCGTTTTTAATTTCAATTGGACCCCAGATCCACCATTCGCTATCATCTTGGCTCCAAGAGTCGTCTTCACGGCCTTCTAGATCATAAATGCTGTTTTCATCAATAAACTCTTGTAGTTCTTCCTCAGCTTCCTCGTCAAGCCCTTCAATGGTAATATCATACCAGCAACCGCCATCAAACATTTCAACAAGCTCAACGCTTTCAATATTATTGACTTCGCAGTCCAACATATTGATACTGTCTTTACGACCATCACCACCAGGTACTTCTGTAAATTCAAATTCTGGAGGGTTGTCGTCATCTGTTTCTACAGTCCACTCGCCATAACGGAAACCATTCCTAACAGTGATGCTGCCTTCGCCTTCGTCCTGAACCCAATGTTCAGTTTCTTGACAAGATTTTTTATGATAGGTACTAACGGTCCAAATTGCCATGTTGCTTCTCCTTAGGTGTATGAGTATAGTGTAGTGTCATTGAGACCAGATGTCAAACCAAAGTGGTTATTTAAATGATCTAATGCTTGATTAATTTGATCTGTGCTGACGCCGTGTGCTGTGTAACCTTCCTCTAACATACGCACATAGCTATTACTTGGATAGTTAGGTTCTTCTTCTGGATACATTAGGTAGGTCATTGCCGGAGTCAACATACCATTGTGTTCAACCCATACAATAATTTTACCGTAGTATACGGGATATCCTTCTAAGCGGTCCAAACTCTTTTCGCACTCGGGGGTGATTTCCCAAAGAACTCCGTGGGTTTCTGCGCCCATTTTAGGTGAGATTGTAGCAAATGATTTGAATTCAAATTCATAATGCGGTAGAACAGCAGCTCCTAGACTCTGAGCACTTGGGCAGCGTACTGCCATACTGGCCAAGTTTGTGTTCATACCATAACTAAAATATTTCATATTGATAAATTACTGCCCTTTGCTTGTGAGTAAAAAATATGTTGCCCTACTTTAAGTACTTGTTTAGTACGATCACGCCAAGTAGGACTAACGTAATCTGCGTGATAGAATAATGCGTGCTTCAATTGCTTAACACGAATGCCCTGTGTTAGTGCAGACTCTGCCACTGCACGGCTAGTTGCCCAATTACTGCCTTTTAGTTGTATCCAAGCACGCTTTTTCTCTTTGGTCCAACTAAACTGGTCTTTGGCGTAGACTACATCACATACATGCGAGCCCCAATAGCCGCTTTTAACACGGTTAATAGTTACATTGGCCACAGCATATTTGCCCATTAACGGCTCTACACCTGCTTCGTAGTAGATATTGCGTGCTAGGCATTCAACATCTTTTTTAGTGTATTTGATTGACGTTGTTTGTTGTTCTAACACTGCCTGTTTGATTTCTGCTACATCACTGCCAATTTGGATAACACTATCTTCTATGCTACTAATACGACTATCTTCATATTGAGCATAGATTATATTACCTACAAAAATTGCTGCCCCAAGTCCTACGTATAAACGAGTACTCATTGTTCGCTTTCTTTATTGTTTAATATGCGTATATTATAACATCTTTTGATTTGTTTGTCAATCAGATAAATAACTATAACAGTTTAATAAGGAATACCATATGTCAGTAGTATATACTTTTACAGTAGAAGATCCAAATAACGTTGGACCATTTCCACCATCAGTCACTGCTAGTGATTGGGCTAAAAATATCGCAACCTACTTAGAAGCAAATTCTTTAAACCAAAAAACAGGCACAACTACTAAAACTATTTTGATTTTTAGCAATACAGATGCAGCTAATTCTTTTGTATCAACTTATACTTTAACAGACGCAGGGCTAATAGCAGATATCAATGCATGGAAATCAGCACACAGTATAACATATACCACTAATTGGACTAATGAAACCGTTATTGATTTAGCCACTATTGTTAATTAACATCTATAGCCAACAAAAAAGCCCCAAACGGGGCTTTTTTTATCTTTGGTAAATCTACCTAGATATTAGTTTGCTGAAAACACTTTAGCACGTGAACCTGCAACGTCACGAGCAACGATACGGTAAGTTGCTTTACCTGAGGTGTTTTCATCTGTGTAGATTACTAAACCAGCATCGCGCATTTCACTAATACGTGCTGACAATTTTGCAATACCGTAGTTAGCTTTTGCTTGCGCTACTGATAAGGTACGACCTGTACCACGTAGGTATTTTTCTAAGAACGCTTTTTGGTTAGTTACCTTAGCTAGGTTAACTGAAGCTTTTTTAGGAGCCTTAGCTGGTGCCTTAGCAGGTGCTTTTGCTGGAGCCTTAGCAGGTGCTTTTGCTGGAGCCTTAGCAGGTGCTTTCTTAGCTGGTGCTGTTGCCATTGTTACTTTAGTAGTTTTTGCCATTTGTTACTTCTCCATAGAGTTAAAAGTTTGCTATTTAAAATACAGCATGAACATATATAATAGCGGAAAAATACGCACATGTCAACCTATTTTGGTTAAATTACTGTCCACTGCCATCAAACTGTAGACTAACAATACTATCATAGCGAAAACTGCGCCATGCACCTTTATCAATGCACCACGCACTAATTACACCATCATTCTTTTTCTTAGTTTTAGTTTCTGCACCTTCAGCAGGTGTAGGCCTAGGTGGAACAATATCTTCACGCAGAGTACAAGGCATAGTACGAACCTCACCATTTACTTTGGTAAAAGTTACAGTTACAATACCATCTTGTAGTGATTCAATAAGTTCATTACGAGTTAGAATCATTTGGTACCTTTCTTTTTAACATTAACATTGTGGTTTCTGGCGAAGGCTTGCGAGGAGACCAAAATTTGCCTTCTTCGCCGCAATTAACAATATACTCATTAGTCCGCTCACGTTGACAACGTTCTAAGTTATAGTAATCAAGCGGCCCTATTTTACCTGTGACAAGATTGACTTTAGGTTGACGACCGCGAGTACATCGTGCTTCCGTTTGAGCCATCCACATACCAAACGTACGATAGTAATATTTGCAGTCCTTACAGTATACCACAGGATTAGTATCGCTCTGTTCTTCTACGAAATCACGCCGCATACCAGCAACCATTATTCACCTTTACCTTTCAGTGTTTCAAACACAATTTCTTTAGCACGTTGATCAAATGCCTTACGTTCTAATATATCAATAGTACGCAACATATCCTGCATCATGTCTATGATAACTTCTCTGCCTTCTTCTGTCAAGTGGCAATATTCACGACCAACTGGACTTGAACGCCATAGACGAGAGTTGCGAGTGAACTCTTTAAGAGCACCGTAGACTTTATCTTTGTCAGCTTCTTGAGCTAACTTATAGTTTTTCGCCAACTTCAAACCCCCTAAAACGCAAGAACCTAGGAAAGCGTAAGGAGTAAGAACCGTCTTGATTTTGCGTAACAGCATCAGCACGTACCTCAACTACTTGCCCAACCAACTTGTCACGGTTGGCCCAAAATACTCCGCGATCGTTATCAGTAAACCCGCTACCGCAGTTAACAGTAATATTACGGCCATTGTCTTGGCCACTACATACCAAAGCCCCCAAACGGCCTTGGTTACGGCCTGTACCTTCTTCGACATCTGTTACCTCCAAACTTACTTCAATAAATGGTTTTAATTTTAACCAATTGATAGTGCGTTTACATTCATAAATCCCTAATGGATTCTTAACCATAATACCTTCGTACCCACCATCAATAGCTTCTTGATTGATCTGTAGGAAACGAGCTTGCCCAGCTGGTATATCTAGGTTAACCTGCTCTTGACCTACTACAGTAACATTAGGCATATCATCAGCTACTTGACTATACCAAGCGGCCAAACTTATGCTACGATCAATTTGTCTATGAATGCCTTGTCCTGCTTGGAACTCTTTAAGAGTAATAACATCAAACAAATTCAGCACAGCATCATTGCTTTTAACATCACTCTTACGATGTACCATTTTCATTAGATCTTGGAAACTAGCTGACATGACTTCGCCATCAAGCACCATAGGTTCCTTAAATGAATCAGCGTGCAAAGCAATCTGTTGTTTGATGTGTGGAAAGTTTACCAGCTCTTTACCATTGCGACTGTATTGATCTACTTGTCCATTTGGGTAAACAATGGTAATTACACGAACACCATCTAGTTTAACTTCAATTAATTTAGCACCGGCAAGTTTACCATCATGATTAGCTGAGTCATGCGCTAGTTGACAACTGAATACAGGAATCTCATAAGCAGGTTTCTTAGCTCGTTTGATCACAGTGTTTACAGTTTTTTCACTGACTCCACAGCGTAGGTCTTTGATTAAGATACGACGATACCAAAGATTCCATTGTAGCTTAGTAGAACTTTTGCGTGCTTGTTCTATAGCTGACTGTGCATTGTTGCCTGTTAGTTCACGATTGGCCAGTGCATCAGCTAGTTGAGCGAACTCTGCCCAAGTTAATCCAAATCCATCTGAGTCAGTTTCGTCTACCTTTTTAACACCAAAGGTAATCATAGCATCTAATGCCAAACGACAGCCAGCAAAGAATTCTACATTGTCTGCTAGTGCTTCGTGCTCAATGACTGCTTCTTTAGCCAAGCGACTGTTATCTGATTCTAGTTCTTGGATTATATCCCAAGGATTATTCATTGGACCTCCGTGATGTGACGACAATTATGGCGATATGTAAAGCCTGGACATGTACAATTATACTGGCCTTTTTGACGAATTACAAGATATTCATTGCCTTTTGACCCTTTGACAGTCCACTGCTGATAGTCTGGATCTACTGTTACTGTGGATTTTTTACCAGCTAGATCTCGCATCCATAGAATATTTTTCTTTTGTATGATACTGAATCCGTTTGGGTGTTGGGGGTTCGTTATAGCTAATTCGTCAGGCTTTAACCACTTGACAGTGTTGAGTAATTCGCCAGTTATTTCGTGCTCGCAGTAAGAGTCTGCACGGTGAAAACTAGGCTGATACAAGCGGGTTCTAACAGTAACTTGATTCAAACTTGGACCTTTTTAACTAATTTATAACTGTATTATACAGTCTTTTGGTTAAAAAGTCAAGTGATTTATAAGCGTCCTACTACTACTTCTATGGTTGAAATTGTTGCAGAATCAATGGCTTCTAAGGCCTTGCCAATGATGCAACCTGGTTGGTATAAATTGGTGTTAAGTCGTTGAGCAACACCTGCTGTTTGGCTAGCAACTAGACGATCACCTTTGGCCACAGGACCTAGTACAGAGCAAGGTACTCGCCCCATTAGTGCTACTTCTACGCCAGTTTCTGTGCTGTTCATCAAGTATGCTGGGTTTGTACTTACCACTCCAGCTATGCGTGTGTCGTGACTTAGAGTTGATACTGTGACTTCTGCTGTGCCGCCAAAGATGACCACTGTACCGGGTTCATAGTCAAAGTCACTGGTATAGATCTCAGCCAAGTCAGCGTATTGTGCTGTGGTTGCTTTACCGAATATGGTATTAAATACAGCACCTGCAGCACCAATATTACCTACGCCGCTAGTGCCACCGTTTGATATTGCTACTGTTTGATTTTTGAGACCAACAATGGTTACACCGTTGGTGTCAATCCTTACACTATCTGTAACTGATACTGCGTTAGTAGTATTAGTACCAGTACCAAACGCAATGCCACCGTTAGTTGACGCACCGTTAAACTGTACATAACCCATCCATGTAGCATCAATTTTTTGTTGTAGTCGGTAACCTGCTGTAGTCCAGGTTGACCCTGCTGCAGTACGTGTATTAGTTAATTCTAAAAATTCGTTATTACTGCCATCACTTCCACTCCATACCCCAATAATTGATTGGTTTCCGTATGTACTACCTATAGTGGTATGTGTAACATTCATAGTAGGAGCTGAAATATTACCTGTTACAGTAGTTGCACCGTTAACTGTGAGTGCGTTATGCACAGCACCAGTTGATAAAATATTGCCAGTTGTGTTAATCTGACCAGCATTAAGTTGTGCTGTTGAAATATTAGCTGTGGTATTAATATAGCCAGTACCAGTGATAGCACCGTTAATACCAAGAGCGTTAAATACACCAGCTTGCGCTAGAACGTTACCTGTTGAGTTAACAAAACTAGCACCCACCGTACCTGAGTAAATTGGCAAATATGTTGCGGCATTAACGTTACTATAACCTGCAGGCAATCCAGTTAAGGCTGCACCGTTACCTGTGATAGAACCTGCTGATAAGCCACCTATAATGGTCATACCACTTGAGCCAATGTTGGCAATAATAGCACCTGCTACTGAAACAACTACGTTACTGCCTGATGATAATACTGTTACGTTACTAGTACCGTTAAAGATACTAGAGCCTGAACTAGGGTTAGCCCATGCTACTCCAGTACCGCCTACATTTTGTAGGACCTGTCCGTTAACGCCAGGTGAACCTGCGGCATATATCTGCGCACCTAAGATAAGGTTACCGTTAATATTTGCAAATGTGTTTACAGTTAAGTTACCGTAGACTACTGTACCTGATTGTAGTTTAGCCATAGTTTAGTATTTATCTGCCAATGTATGGTAGGCCAAAACGACCTGCAAAATAATTGTAATTGTTAATCTGTTCACCAGCTGATAGTTGGCGGTTGTATAAGGCCACTGCGGCTATGTTGCCGCGAAAGTCACGTACTGTGCTGTATCCTTCTGTGCCTAAGAAATAACTAAACGGCCCAAAGGTACCATTAGCTAATGTGCTGGTCTGATTAGTACGATATCCACCTAAGACATTCCAACCTGCATTTATAGCCGCTCCGTTGGTAGTACTAGTCACTCCATTGATATAAAAAGTAGTAGCAACATTGGCCCATCCATTTTGATTGTCGGGATTAATTAAGGTCCAAGGTCCTGTGCCGTTAGCACCGCTTAATCTCAAACTTTCATCATAGGTGGTAGTATCGTTGCTTGCAGCAATTAGTCCCACAAGTGCAGAATTTGAATTAAGTGTGAAATCTGGTTGGAAAACAATAGTAAAATCTAAATAGTTTTGTGTAATTGTACTGGATATGTAATTTGTTGATGCTTGACTTGGCCACCACCAGTAGCTACTACTATTATTAGCACCATTGGCTACCCAGGTAACTGCACCGTTTAAAGTTGCTGGATTAGCAGGGTTGACTAGATCAAATATTTTAGTGCCTGATCTAACATAGCTTTCTTGTTTGCTGGCATCTATGTAGGCCAGTAAGCCATTAGTTACCAACCCACCTGTTACTTCATCAAAGTATCCTGATACTGCTATGTTGCCGTTAGGATATTCGCTCATTGCTGTAGCTGAGCCCGCAATACTAGTTTCATCTAAGATGCCACTGGTCATTATCATACCATTAGCAAACACTTTTTTACTTACTCCAGCATTAGAAACTTCGTCAAAAATGCCCACAGTAGAGTTAGCATTAGTTGAATAAACACCAGTACTAGATATACGACTAACCAGTGTTACCATTAGCCAAACACCGTGTCTAGACTATTTGTTATAGGATTAAAGAATTGACGCACACCATAGCCACCTGAAGTGTTACCATAGATAACACTGGCATTGGCAATAATGTTACCAGTAACACCAACAGCACCAGCAAGTATAGTAGAAGCCACTGATGCTACGTTGGTACTAGCTGTACCGTTGACTGTTAAGGTGTTGTGTATGGCTCCAGTTGATAAGATATTACCTGTGGTGTTGATCTGTCCAGCAATAACCGTTGCGGCACTTACGTTACCTGTGGTGTTAATGAAACCAGTTGCTGTGATAGCGCCAGTTGAGATACTACCTGCTAGGTATGCTACCACGTTAACATTTGAGTAATTGGTATAACCCATAGTCTGTGTATAGGCAACTATGTTAACGTTACTATATGCGTATCCTGGTAATGCTGTCAATAAACTACCGCTACCGACAAAATTAACTGCTAACACGTTGCCAGTTGTGTTGATCTGTCCGGCATTTAGTTGTGCTGTTGAAATATTAGCAGTGGTATTAAAGTAACCAGTTGATGTAATTGCTCCGTTGACAGTTAATGCGTTAAAGATACCACTTGTAGCTAACACATTGCCAGTTGTGTTGATTTGCCCAGCATTTAATTGTGCTGTTAATATATTACCAGTTACATTCAAATATCCAGTTACTGATTCGTTGCCGTTAACTGTCAATGCGTTAAGTACTGCGTTAGTGGCTAGTACATTACCTGTGGTATTAATTTGCCCGGCATTGACTGTGCTGGCCATAACGTTGCCGTTGGCGTTAATGAATCCTGTTACCGTTAGTGATCCTGTATAAAGTGGATCGTATATTAAGTTAGCATCACTGACGTTAACATTGCCTGCTATAGGTTCAGCAATGTTACTGAACAAGTACCAACTATTGTTAGTCCAACTACGTACAAACCCAGTA